TGGGCTTTTGCGGCCAAAACAGAGCATAAAACGATAAAAAATATCTTAAATCTCTTCATAATCTTACAATTTGGCAACAAAGATACCAATATTTTTTTTGTATCAGTATGGTGTAGAATAACCTATTGATAACCAAATCGTTACGCTTCCTGTTGAAATGCGTTTGCACGAAATTTGCATGTTTTACGTATTTTAACGTTACTTTATGGTAATGCAACAGCGCACTCTGTACCATCCTCTAATATCAGAAATATCAACAGTAAAGTCTGCAAAATTAGGGTTTACGGAGCGGCATATAACCTTCGTATCATCACTCTTTGCTTGGAATACATTCTTAATGATAGCTCCGTTTACTGTATCGAGCACATAGGTGTTGCCCCATTCAATGAAAGCCTTCTCGTTAATCTTCTGCACAAGAACCTTACTACCGCTTGGGTACTCTGGCGACATACTATCCCCCGTGACTGTGATTGCCATCGAAATATTCTCAATAGGAGAAATCATCATTTCGCAATCATGCTTCTTTATCTGATACTCGAAATTGTTTGGTGTACCACCTTGCGCTGCAACGGGAAGAAGCGGTACTTTATAGAATTTGCCTTCCTCCTGTAGCTTATCGGTGTTAGTCATAAAACCCTCACCCGTTTCTAACCAATCAGCATTAATATCAGGGAAGACCTCTGAAACAGCTCTCTTTGTCTTCAATGATAATTTATCTGTATTATAGAAATGACTGATGCTCACACCAATCTTTTCCTGAAACTGAGCCATTGACATTCCCTTGTGCTCAGCCACCTTTTTTGCTCTTTCCAATAGTTCACCCATACGTTTATATTAATTATTATTAAAATATTAATAGAAAATAATAGTATCTCAATTTTTTTTATTAATTTTGCGGTGTAATTATAAAACACCGATATATCTCGGATGCAAAGATAATAATTTAATATTAATTTCTATATAAATTTATAGTTAAATATGGTTATTAAATCTCAAAAAGAAAAAGAAAGCTTGGTAGTTCAATCAGTTGAGAACTACATGAAGCAAGGTCTCAAGAAGTCTGAGGCTGTGCGGCGTACAATGAGTGACTTCAAATATGCGTGTGAGGCTAGCATCTATGGCATTCTCAAACGCAACAAGGAGAAAGGAGGTAACGATGATAAACGAACCGCCTGATGTGAAGCCGAAAGGTAGATATTCGGTTAAGGAGACTGCTGAAAAGTTACGAGTTAGTGCAAACACTATCTATCGGTACATTAAGGGTGGATTCCTTAAGAGTATTGTAAGACCGAATGGGCAGGTAGCTATCGCAGGGTCTGAGATTACTCGATTCTGGGGTGGCGAGTATATATAATATATAATAAGGTGTAAATATGGAAAAGGAGATACAAGAAGCAATCACATTATTAGAATCCCAAGGTTACGAGATTATTCCACCACAATCTATCTCTGTTATAAATGAAGAGTTTGAAAAATGGTGGAAGATGTATGGTAAGTGTGTCGGCAAGCAGAAATGCTTAAAAAAGTGGATGCACATGACTAAGAAGGATAGAGCCGCTTGTATGGCAGCTACGCCACGATATGTTGCATCAATCACTCAGAAAGTATATCAAAAACACCCTCTTACTTATCTTAATTCCCGTGCTTGGGAGGATGAAATATATTCTGAGTATGACGAAGTACAGCAACAACAGCAGCGAACAGAGCTTAATTTCGCAAGAACAGCAGCAGAGGTCTTTAACGCTGATTAATTTCGAAGAGTGGGTAGAAACCAATTATCCTTTAATCAGTAAGCGAAAAGAGCCAGTATATTCACTAACTTCTGCTCTTAAAGATACCAATACATTAGCATCTTTAGATAATGATTATGGAGAGGGGTTCGCTCTAAAATGGGTAAAAGCTCAGTTATTAGATACCTTTAGACTTCTCGGTGCTGGTAGTTCTGTTAATAGCCTTCAAATTGTCTTTATGGCAAGACGAATAAGAAGTATCTATTATTATCTATCTCCTAGCGAACTTACCTACTTTTTGGAATCATTGGTAGGTGGAGGATATGGAAAGATATATGTAGGTAATACTATTAATCCGCAGAACTTTATGGAAGCTCTAATGAAATTTGATTCCGAAAGAGCAACTAAGCTATCTCAGATAGCTAATGAAACCAATAAGGAGCGAAAGAAGAATGTAAAAGCTGATATTGATACCGTTAATGCTATCTGTAATAAGATACGCAAGGAATTGACTATTAAGCTTATGGGTTCTAGGGCTGGAAATGAATACAAATCGTTTAACGTTAATAAAAACAACAATGAAAATTGAAATCAAATCAATGACTTTACAGAACTTCAAGAAGGTTCGGAGTCAAGAAATTAATTTTAGCCACAATATGGTTATTAGTGGCGCAAATAAGGTAGGTAAGACAACTATCTATGATGCCTATCTTTGGGCAATCTTCGGCGTTATCAGCAAGAAGAATGCCACCGTACAACCTCTTGATATTAATAATGATGTTATTCATCATCTTGAAACTTCTGTCACTGTGGTACTAAACTACAATGATGAGAGAGAGGTTAAGGTTCAGCGTATTCTTTCTGAGAATTGGAAGAATAAGGGAACGGTAGATGAGAAGTTACAAAGTACCACACAAGAGCGACTTATTAATGATGTTCCTCTTTCACAGAAGGATTTCAACGCCAAGCTCGAAGAACTTTGTCCACTCAATAAATGGCTCTTTCTGTCTAATATCAACATCTTTATGTCTTATAAGGTTGATGACCGCCGCAAAATACTTATGTCGTTGGCTGGCAAAATCAATAAAGAAGAATTGATGAAGCCTTATCCTATGGTGTATAAGGGCGTAATTGAAGAGAAGAAAGAACTCTCAGATATGCTTACACAGCAGAAGGCAACAAAGAAGAAAGCGGAAGAGGAGTTGGATTTGATACCTGCAAAGGTTCAGGCACAAGAGGCTTTTAGAGTTGATGCCGATTTTACTGCTCTCAAAGCACAGAAGGCAAAGATTGATGCTGATATTGCTGCTATAGATGCGGCATTGGAGGGAACAACAGAGAAAGACCCTGCTATGGAAGAGTACCTCAATAAGTTGCAAGCGCATAACGTAAAGGTTGCGAATGCACAGAAGGTATGGCAAGATGCTAAGATTAAGGCGATTGATGAGCTTACGAAGAAGATTTCTACGGCTTCAACGAAAATCAATGATGCTAAATCTGCATATAATACAAATATGGAGACTAATACAAAACACAAGGTTTCCTTGGCAGAGGTCACTATTAATTTCAATAACAAGATTAAAGAGTGGAATGATGCTAACGAAAAGAAATTTAACTATAAGCAAACAGATGTTTGTCCAGTTTGTGGTCGTCCTTATACGGACGAAATAAAGGCAAAGGAATATGATAACGCCGTTGCCGAGTTCAATAAGAATAAGTCTGATGAACTCACGAAAATACAGAATGAGGCTGCTCAGATTAAGCAACAGATGAATGTCCTTAAAGGTAATATTAATACCTATGAGCAGATTACCAAGGCACAAGATGAGGATAAGGTAAAGAATGCCCAATCTGAGTATCAGAAGTTAATTAACGAGCGCACAGAGAAGCAGAATCAAACTTGGGAAGCTGCTGCGGAAAAGGTGGTTTTTGATAAAGACCTCGCCGATATTGAAGCAAGTAAGCCTGTTGTAAAGGTTGATGCTACAATCGAAGAGAATAAGGAGAAAAAGAAGACCCTTACTTCTCAGCGTGATGTATTGGTTAATCAAATCGCAGGTGAGGAGACCAACAAGCGTATTGATACAGAGAAAGAAAAGCTCAATCATCGTTCTGTTGAGTTATCTCAGATTATTGCTGATTGTGGTAAAGTTATCAGCCAAATCAAAGCTTACAAGAAGGCAAAGATTAATCTTGTTGAGCAAAAGGTAAATTCATATTTCTCACTCATTCGTTGGAAGTTCTATGAGCAGAATAAGACCAATGACGATGAGAAGGAAATCTGCACCGCTATTGATAAGGATGGTATTGACTACGATAATACGAATGATGGAACTGTTATTGATATGGGCGTTGATATTATCAGCGGTATATCTAAGGCTTCAAATATCTTCGTACCTTTGTTCGTTGACCGCAAGGAATCAGCAGAACACATCGTGCCCGTTGAACAGCAGATTATCTACTTGCAATGCATCTACGGTCAGCCTTTGGAGATTAAATCAATTTAATAACTTTATAACATAGAAATTATGGCAGAAAATGGAATCGTGGTTTCACAGCCACAAGTTAGCGGACTTAATATGTTCGCAAATCAAGAAAGTTTTAATACTGGTTATAAAATGGCGCAGATTTTGTCTTCGTCAACAATTATACCAGATTCATTCAAGGGAAATATCGGTAACGTAATGATTGCAATTGATATTGCACAAAGATTGCATACAAATCCACTTATGATTATGCAAAATATGTCAGTAATTTATGGTATGCCTTCTTTCTCTGCTAGATTCCTTATTGCTTGTATCAATGCAAGCGGATTATTCGCTACACCTCTCCGCTATGAATTTGTTGGTGAGCAAGGAAAAGACAATTGGGGCTGCTATGCTTATGCAATAGACAAGCAAGGTGAAGTACTAAAAGGCTCTACAGTTACTATCCATCAAGCTAAGATTAAAGGTTGGTATGATAAGAAAGGTAGCAACTGGCAAGCTGACCCAGAGCAGATGCTTCGTTATCGTGCTGCTACAAGATTTCAGAGTGCCTATTGCCCTGAAATTACTTGCGGACTTGCCGTTAAAGAAGACTTGGAGGATGGCGATTATACTGAGGTTACCGCTAATAACGTTGAGCAGCTTTCTGCCGAAGAGAAGCTCGCACAAGCTCAGCAGCAAGAGGAACAGCAAGCCAATACTCAGTCGCTCGATATGAATAACGGCGAGAATAAGGAAGAAAATAAGGCTGCTAATAATTCCCCAAGTGATAAGCAGGAAACCGCTCAGACCGCAGAAAATGCGGCTCAAACCAAGCCTAAGGCAAAACCGATGGGTAAGCAGAAAATGCCTGATATGTTTAAGCAGCAGTAAATGACGCATAGGAGAGGGAGAAATCTCTCTCCTATATATAAAAAGTATAGAATATGCAATTAATTACATTAGGTAGTGGAAGCTCTGGTAATGGGTATATCCTACAGAATGATGATGAAGCACTTATCATAGAATGTGGAATGCCCTTAAAAGATGCCGTAGAAGCACTTGGAGGAAACCTTAGAAAAGTTGTCGGCTGTTTGATTACTCATAGTCACGGCGACCACGCAGGGTTTATTCATCAGTATGCACGACCTTTTAATGTCTTTGCTACCAAAGGTACTTTGGAAGAAAAAAAGGTAAAGGATGGCGATTTTCATTATAATGCCATACCGATGTTGAAGGAATTTCGTATTGGTAACTTCGTTATCAAAGCATTCGATACAGTTCACGACACAAAAGAACCTTGCGGCTTTATCATCTATCATCCCGATATGGGAGATATGCTTTTCCTTACGGATAGTCATCATATTAAGTATAAGCTATCTTTCCCACTTGATTATATTCTTATAGAATGCAATCACATGGATTCTTTAGTTGATAAGAGCGTAAAAGAAGGCATTATTCCTAAAAAGGTTGGAATTAGAGCAAAAGCTACTCACATGAGCTTGGAAAGATGTCTAAACTGTTTGAAAGAGAATAAGCTTGAAAGAACGAAAGCCGTTGTGCTTATTCATATGAGCGCAAATAATGGTGACGCTAAATTATTCTCTTCAGAGGTAGCGAAAGCCACGGGTAAGGCGGTTCATGTTGCAAAGAAAGGATTCTCATTGGAGCTGATAAAATGAAAACTCTTGAAGAAATGTCGTATTTACATATCATAAAGCAGTTAGAAGAGGAAGTAAGAAAGCTTACCGATGAAAATAAGTTATTGCGTGAATCAATAAAACGTTATTTATATGAAAAAAGAGAATGAAGAGCCTTGTTGCGGTAATTGCGTTTCATTTACTAACGAAAGTGTTTATGGTGATGGCTTTTGCTGCGATAAAGAAGAATGTACAGATTGTGGAAAATGGTGTAATAAACATAAATACAGATAATTATGGTAATAGAAGGAAAACAAGTTAAAGAATGGGTAGAACGTGCCTATAACAATGCCGTAAAACACGGATGGCACGAAGAGAAGAAGCCTACGACACACTGGGTTATGATGATTAGCACAGAGGTTACGGAAGCCGTTCAAGCTGACCGCAATGGGCGTTGGATGGACGACCTTGATAAAAGTGGGCTTGATTGCGTTATCGCTAACGACAACCACGGAGGTTTGTTTGAAAAATTCTACGGCGAACATATTGAGGGAACTGTTGAAAGCGAATTAGCAGACATCTGCATTCGTTTATTTGACCTTATGGGGTTGAAAAACGTGAAGTGTAGAACGGAATATGTAACAGATGAAGAGATTGTAGAAATCTGTGAAACACAAGATTTTACTGTTAATGCGTATTTTATATCAAGATGTATATTAAGCTTTACTACCTCAAATAACCCTTTGCTCTGTGAAGCTTATTTTAATGATATAATCGTTGCTACCTTTGAATGGGCAGAATCACTAGGTATCGACCTTGTACAGCACATTAATCTAAAGATGCGCTATAATGAGACCCGTGAGTATCATCACGGAGGCAAAAAGTACTAAAAAAAATAAGGCGGCTGCTCATCACGAGTAACCGCCTTTGTTATCCAACAATCTTATAACCAAAAAACTAAAACCTATAAATATTAGTAACTATTGAAAATGTCTTATCTTTTTCTATTTTTATATATTGCCAAAAATATCATACCTACTATGATGAGAAGCACGAATACCGCCGTAACCTTACCTAATCGATAGAATACAGCATCTATTTTATTCATCGGCTTCTCTATATACACGGGATATGGAACAGAATCTTGTTTAGCTTTATCTAAGGAATCGATTTTGAGTCGATACTTGCTTAGACTATCCTTATATGATTTATAATAAGAAATACTATCTCTGAGCTTCTGTACGAATACCTCTGTATAGTTATGGCTCTCGTAGTGATATTTGGCTTGTCTGAGAATATTACCATCTTTATCAACCATTGTAGAAGTGCTATCTCTAATATGGTTTGTTTCAGACTTGCTATTTTCTTTTAGCTCACTTTGAGTTCTCTGATAGAGTTCAAAGGTCGCTGAAAGTCTAGCATTAAATATCGAATCCCAATGTGACTGCTTATCGCTGATATAAGTCTGTCGGGTAACCACCTTCGGGGTAGCCGTACACCCGATAACTATCTGCGTCATAAGAAACAGAAGCATTGAAATTGATAAACAATAAAACAAATCTTTAACCCATTTCATAAGCTTATATATTAAAGGCTCTCAAAGCTCTCTTCCAATATTTGGTTCTGCTCGCCAAGCCGTTTGTTCCACCATTGATTTTTTTTGTAACCGCTTCAATATCATTCTTGTCAGCTACGGCATTCAATCCTCTTGTCAGCCAATACCACATACCGCTCTTTACTGCTCCTCTCGGTTGTTCCAAGAGCTTTGGCGCTGCCACAACATTACCTTTGCAGTACTTTGAGTTCGTGTATGCTTGATAATTTGCCCTTCCTGTTAAATGCAAGAAGCCACGACCTTTATATCTGTAGCCGTCACCCTTTTGAGTATTGCCCAACATCTTTGCGAGCCTACCAACCTCATACTTATGGCAATAGTCAGCATTACCAATTTCTCGCATGTGTACCAACTCTGCGGTTTCGTGAGCCACTTGTGCAAGGAAATGTGCCATGCGAAGTGGAGTATTGATATTAAAAGCATCTGCGTAATCGTTGATATAAGGAAGATATATATCAATCCTTTCTCCAGCTTTCGGCATGATGGCTTTCATTTGTTCTTTTGTTACTTTCATTTTTTATCCTCCGTTGCTTTAAATCCTTCTTCTAAGGCATCACCAACACCTTCACTCTTTGATTTAGCAAGAGCTACGATAAAGGCTTTAATGAAGCCCTTTATTGTTTTCTTTTCTACCGCTACGCCACGAACAAACAAGAAATGTCCTACTATGCTCGGAATCTCTATTCTTACCGCAATAAATGCAGTAACAACCCATCCACCCCAAATATAATCAATATCAATCTGCGGCAATAAAGCTCTACCAAGAGATACACCTACCATTATATAGATAAGGTAGTCCACAAATTTATTTACAGTTCTGCGCCTTGCCCGTGATGCTCTGAACTCATATCTATCAGCAAGGAGAGGGCTCTTGCTTTCTAAAGCATTTTTATGTCGAAGGCTACTTTCTTCACAACCAAAGCGATAGTCAGCAATGATAAGTAGAACGATAGCAATGAGCATCCATCGGGTATCGAGTAACATACAACTCAACTCATCCCCGAATAGCATCATCCCTGCCGCTCTTGTACCCGTATTTCCTACTTGTCCTACCATATTTTGTTTTTGATGCAAAGATAGCTTTTAAAATTGAAAGACAAAAGAAAATAGATAATCGGGTGTAAACAAATAAAGAGGAACTTACCAAAAGCTCCTCTTTACAAATGATTCAAACAGTATATCTACTTCAAAAAGTATTCTCTTATATTATATACGCCATCCTTATCTTTCAGTAGGTCAAGGGCTAATTTGTAGGCGTATTCTACAAGTTCTTCCTCATTTATATCAGAAAGAGATTTCTCGCCCTTTATCATGGCAATGGTCTCTCCGTGGTCGCTTATTACTTGATTCATGGCTATATACAGCGCATAATCATTGTAATATGGCTTATCCTCCATACATAAGCCCAACTTCTCCATTTCGTCCAACCATCCTTGCATATTCCAAGTTGCTTCGGGATTCATCTTACCGATAATATCCAAAGCCTCATTCTTGGTGAGATAGTTCTTCCATTTTATAGCGCAAAGTTTCTCAATGTACTCTTGCGCCAACTCAGGGTGCTTCGATGCCATATTTTGCATCATGCAACGCATCGTATCTCCAAATGTGTGCATATACTTAACGTTGGTTGATGAAGCCATCATACCGTACAGCTCATCAAACTTGCTCATAATCTCTTTTGCTTCCATATCTTCTTATATTTATGATTATTACTCTGCTGTTACCAGACTTCTCAACTCTTCAAAGTCATCCTTGGTGAAGCTGATACTCTTCTTGCTACCAAAGAGAATAGCAGTCGCAATTCCATCTGGCAGGTCAATAGACACAACTCCTTTGTCGATATGTCCGTGTATAAAACCTACATCGAATTTGTAATCTTCCACGGATTTTAGCATCTGCATCATATCTTCAAATATCGTGTTGGCATCTATGTTGCCGTCTTCATCGGCGATGAATAGGGTAGCGTTGTCAATGCTCTTGCCCCAACTATCTTTGTGCTTGGCGATGATGTTGTGCGCCGCACGTTTCATGTACACTGATGGTATGGCGAGCATCTGGTTAGCCTTAACCATATCGTCTATTCTAGCATCTGCCCACAAATCAAGCGATGTAAGCAGTTTCTCTTTCAATTCTGTTACGTTCATTTCTTAGTTCCTCCCTTCTTTGTCCCTTGAACCATAGCGAGATACTCTTGCCACGTTTTATCACTATGATTTGTCATATAGTCGTTAAGCATAGCGGTTTTCTGCTCTTCCGCCTGTGCTACTTCTTTTCTCAGTCGTTGCATCAAAGACAAATGTTTCTTTAATGCCTCCTGTCCTTGCTGAGTACTCTCAATGCGAGGACGTATGATGCGCAATTCCTCGTCTTGCACTAGCTTAGACACATATTGCAAGCTATTGACGTACTCCTGATTTTGCATCAAGTACTGACGTTGTGCGCCTGTAAGATTGTCTTCAATCTTGTCGATTTCATCCCATAAAGGGGTGGAAGACTGCTGCGCCTGCATGTTGATAGATGCTCGCTTCTGTTGTATTGCCTCATACATCTTCTGTAGCTCGGCATCCATCATCTGCGGCTGCTGCTGACTTGTACCCATATCCAATAATGGGCTGTTTCCAAAATTCATCATAATCAATATCTTTAAGTTGGTGATATATTATAGAGAGGTGAGAGGGCATCCACCAACGAGGGCAAACACCCCTCACCAACTCATTTCTTTTTAGTCCGTCTAACCGACTTCCTTACTGCTCTGTTACGCTCCTGTAGTGGGCGTGGAAGTAGCAGTACCGTTACAGCAATAGCTGCCGTAGCCCGAAATTACTGGCGTAGATGGGAGTACCAACTGACCACGCAAGCAATTGCAGGTCTTCTCGTTAACGTAAGCCATCATAAGCTTCTCCTTGTAAGGAGTGAGGGCTTCCATCACGGCTACCTTCTTGTCGAGGTCGCTATACTTTGCTTGCAACGCATCGTACTGGTCTCTCTGATTCTTGTACAAGCCAAAATCTGCATCAATCTGAGACTTGTAAAGACCGAACTCAGCCTGCATTGCACGGCGGTTCTCGGCGTTGATAGCATCGTTAGCACCCTTATACATAGAGAACTTCTCAGCGATGTCTGTCTCTCGCATAGCGTAGAACTTGTTAGCGGTGTCGAGCTTCATACCGAACATGTAGGTAAGCAACTTCACCTCATCATCGCATTCCTTCTCCATCACCTGTAAGGCGGTTGGCTGATTGGAGCTTGCGTTAGCTCCATAAGCGTTGATGTTCACGTTCTCAGGCATATTGCTGCCACCGAGTGAACCAAACACACTGCGATTGTTACCGCCAAGCAACCAAGCACCAGCACCGAGTGCTGTGCCGATGATACCAAGGGTAAGACCAGCATTACCTGTAGCCTTAGAAGCATAATCATCGTGCTTCTTTCCCTCTTCGTAGATTTTCTTCTCTACGACCTTTGCATCTGTCATTTCCATAATACAATCTTTTGAAATCCTTAATATTAACTAACACTATGTAATCGATTACGGATGCAAAGGTACAAAGAACATAGGAGAGCAAATATAACTCTATCACACTTTCTTTTAGTGATTGATTATCAGAGATTTAAGGTGATAGAAGGTAATGTCATAAATAACAAAAAAGAGAGGCAATCACTTACCTCTCTTACTCAACTTGTAAGGAATACTTACATGTTCAACTATTATTTTCTCTTACTCTTAATGAAGTGCAGTATATCCCACTTCTTAAAATATCGGGTGTGCCCTCGCTTTTTGCATTCTCCGTTCGGAATGTCACCTCTAGCAACCATTCTATTCAATGTTGCATCAGAAACGTGAAGCTTCTCCTTGACCTCCTCGGTGCTCAACATAGGGTTGAGAGCATACGGCAGATAGTTCTCACAAAGGTCTTCTATCTCATCGCTGCTCATTCCGCAAGCAGTTACCTTCTCCCCTCTCTTCTCTTGCTCGTCTGCTCGAAAGCAAGAGTCAGACAACGATTTTAATAACACTCCCAAGGTGTGATAACCAAATAACTTTCCCATATCATTATAATCTAGAGATTAAACTTTGACAGCCCTTGCCTGAGTAATACTTATCGGCAAAACCATATACATAAAATATAATGGTCATTACAAGTATTACAACATTAGATTCCACCATTTCGTTGGTGGTAAAAACATTCCAGTATACAATATGGATAGCATTTATCCCAAATAGGTAGATTATCATCGGAATACGCCATCTGTAGCAGAGCCAAAAGAATCTGCTAGCAAGTATAAGCACAAGCGGATGGATGTAAACTGAGAAATAGATAAATGCTGCCGATACCCAATTCTCCTTAAACCATACGCACATTTCTTTTTCATGAGACGCAAATGTTACCATGCATGCAATATGAAAAAGCATGATAAACAGAGGCATCACTTCACAATAATACTTAAACCAAGTGAGTAGCTTTACGCTGTAGCCTCTACCTGCAAGGATAATGACGTTTATCATTTCGCTAACGTCCATGTCCTTAAACATTACTCTTGACAACTGTACAACACCGACTGATTGAACTAACCGATGGACTTCATCTTCTTCCTCTTTAGTCATAAATTCTTCTCCTTTTGTTTTTTTTGTTTATTATTTATTCTTAGTTCCTCATTCTTAATAATAAGGAAAGTGCTGCAAAAATAAACAATACTACACAAAAATATTTATTTTGAGCAAAAATTTAAAGTTAAACTTTGCTAAAGTAACAATCTGAAAGTAGACGGCTGCAAAAATAGCGTTAGAACGGTTTCCTTACCAAATTCTAACGCTATCAGTGTTTATCCTATCACAACCTCAAGGCTCTCCATATCAGCGAACTTCAAGCCGCAATCTTTAGCAGCCTTGAACAACTCCTTCTCGTCAACTGCCTCGATGGCTACCTCTACCTCGGCATTGGCAAGGTCTGAGAAGTACTTTTCGGTCTTCTGCTTCTGATTGAAGAAGTACTCATTGACCTCTGCGAACTTGGCGGAATCCTCCTTGGTGTATTCGTAGCCCTCATCGGCGTGCTTCTGCTCCAACTGCTGGCACTCCTGGAGCTTGCGCTGCATCTCCTCGAACTTATCGTCCTTCATGCTCTCCTGTGCTTCCTCCACATCCTTGTCGTAGGTATCGGCTACGTGGCGCAGAGCCTTCATATTCTTCCAAACTCGCATAGCGGCATCATCACTCATTGATGATGTCTTCAATGCCTTCAATGTTCTGTAGGCTGCAACAGCCTCGATTGTCTTAATCTTTTTCATAATTGTTTCTTTATTTTTATGTTATACAATATTCTTCTCCAGATTGCCATAGCAGAATACCTTTCCTATTAACAGTGCAAAGTTAAGAAAATAATTCCGAATAGCAATGCAGGAGGAGCAAAATTTACGAATTTAAAATTAACTTCCCCATGTTGGATAATCACTAGGACGTAATGTGTCTGCTTTCTCGGTGAGAACGTAAACCACAAATACATTTCTAGCACATTTATTATATTAAGAACATCTACGTTTTAACGCATAATATAACTACCTCCTGGAGGAACTTGTTTCCATTCACCATCTATATTAATTTCAAAAGATAATTGACACATTTGTCCATAATACCCTCCTTCATAAACATTATCAAATCTTATATATACTTCAATATAATCTGTTCTATCACCTTCGGGAATAGTTACAGAGCCTGTATCTTGACCAGAGCTATTAGATACATAACCTCTTCCGTATGTTGTCTTATTATTACCATACTTACAAACACTTCTAAATGTACCATCACTAACTGTAAATGTAGCATCAGGAAGTTTATATATTTTAGCTTTACAAATACAAGTAGCACCAACTAATTCTCTCAACGATGAGAAATCAACAAAACCACTAGAACCACTTTTAATACTTTCCATATTAATTTGTCTAGGATAATATTTAAAACTAATAGCACCCGGAGGAGATATAAAAATTATTTTTGTATTATCATATAAAGTTGCATTACGAGTATATGCTAAAAAAGGTACAATAGTAACATCTTTATCATTACCTACATCAAAAGTTATTTCTCTACTTGCATATATAAAATCTGTTGGTTTTTCGCAATTACCAACATAATAATTTTTATAAATCTTATCAGTATTATTATATGGCGAATCATAACAAATTTGAATCCAAAAAGACCAAGCTAAATACAAATCGGTAATTATATCTTCCATAGTAACATTTGTATTATCATCCACATTTGTATTCTTATATAGAACACAATTAAATTTAGGAGTTGAAGAATAATAAACTTCAACATTAAATAACGTAGGAATAGAAGATTGGAACATATTACTTATTGCTTTACTATTATAGTTTCTAAAATCACCTAATCTATAAGGAGAATTAGCACCACCTTTTGGAAAATGTTTTCCTGAAGCATATACAGTATGCGAATTAGTACTTGCATCTTTATCAATACCTCTAACTCCATATACATTATCAATATAAAGTTCTTTACATGCTTCAATAGCAAAACCTTCTCCTCCATAATTATAACGTAAGTTCTTATAAGTATCCATAGGTATATTCATACCACAACGAACAACACAAGTATATTTATTATATGAAGATGTTACTATTTCATCAGAGTCTTCTCTAATAGGATATTCTTTAAATTCACCTTTACAACTAATAGGTTTATACTTACTCCATATATTTATATTTTCACTCTTACAAAGAGTAGCAAGGTCATTGCTACTCTCTCCAAGAGCTTGTTTAACATCATCAATGCTAACAGGAGCACTAATAATTCCAGTTTCACTATTGTAAGACATAATCTTTATTTTTTAAATATTCAACTTCAGTTCCTTATTCTGTTACAACTTCTTTAGTAACAACTCGCTCTACTGTTACATTGAACACTAGGCAAGGCAGCTCTATAAGAGCCACCCTGCGTTAATACTCACGATACTTACTCTGCTGCCTCGCTTGCCATATTAGCGGCGATAGCGGAATTAACCTCCTTAATCAATGCTGATACCTCACTGAGCTTGCTCTGCGGAACACCGCTGATGTTATAGGTCAGCTCGCTGCCGTTGGAGCTGGCATTCGCGTTGCCGAGATAATTACCATTTGGGTCACCATAGATACTCATATTGATGCTCTCAATGTTGCCACCCGTCTTGTCAACATTGTAGGTGATTTCTACTCGATAGCCGCCCTTGGTATAAGTGGCAGCTGTCTGTTCACTCTTCTTGTTAATCTTTAAATTCTCCATTTTCTAATCTAATTTAATGAATTAATATTCTTGTTATCTAATCTCTTCTTTTTGCAGTCTTCCTTATCTCCACTCAATCGCTGAACCTCTGATTCGAGGAAGACCACCCGAGCCTTCAACCTGCTGACCTCATCGCCCACCTGCTCGATAGCACCGAATGCCGTTGCAATCAGCTTCGGAGACCAGTAGTTTATCTTGTAGTAGCCCTTCTCGTCCGTCTCCACGATGTCCTTTAAGTGAGGGTTGCACAAGACGTGTTGGGCAATCCAACCGATAGACCTTGTGTTGTCCTTCTTCCAAGCAAAGCCGAATGTGCCACCCATTGCCTTGATGATGCCCAAGTAGTCCAGCTTCCGCAAATCCTGCTTCAAGCGGATGTCAGAAGATTGATAAGCTGTAACTCCACCTTTAGCAAGACAATTACCACCGATAGTAGTATTACCTTTGATAGTAGTATTACCATAGATAGTAGCATCACCGTTAATATTAATACTTTTAAACGTAGCACTACCATTTTGTGTTATGTTCCAATAACTACTATTTACTTGACTACACATGTCTTGAACATAAACCCAACCAGAATTATTAGCATTACCTAAATATAAATTACCACCACTACCTCCAATTCTAGCTCCACTATCAGGAGTTATAGTTGTAATACTTGCGAGTCTAAGTGTACCATTACTTTGTGCACTATTAGCATTAAACACATAACCATCAGCTATACCAAGATAAATAGTTTTATTAGAATGAGTATATTTAAGTCCAGCCCATTGATTCCAATCCCAAGCAGTTTCACCAAAACGGATAGCCTTACCAGTATTGAATATTACTTGACTTTCAAGAGCACTAATCCAAGCAGGATTGGCATCGTTAGTTAACATTATAGCTTGATTTTGAGCAGCAGTTCTAATACTACTTGAAGCATAAATATCACCAGCAACATGAAGTTTATAAGCAGGTGAAGTAGTTCCAATACCTACATTACCATTAGTTGATATAGTCATTCGTTCATTAGAGCCATCTCCTGATTGTTTAGTACCTGAAAAGAATCTTACTTGCGCAGTATTACTATAACCAATATATAAATTAGTATCACCAGCATAAACTCGACTAGCATTTAAATGTCTAGCCCATACTTGTCTTGTATAAGTGTGAGCCGCTTCTGAAGTAGTTGTTCCAATACTATAAGAATTATCTGCACTAAATTGTATATGACCAACTCCAGATAAAGAACCACTTACATTACCAGTACCATCAAAACTTTGACCCCAAATACTTCTTGCTGTTGCAAGCTTAGATGCAGAAGCTACATTATCAGAAATTAACGCTAATGTACCATTATGCGATGGCAAATAAACTGAATTTCCATAATTACCAGTAGTTTGTAATCTAGTAGAAAAATCATATTTACCGCTATTATCATTATGAAAGTCAATATATTTACCTACTTCCATTACTCCATCGTTTTCTATACTAGGTATATGTCCATAGGGTGCAACATTACTGCCATTAACATGATAACCATCTACTGTGTCTGCATTTCCTGCACTACTAGCATAGCCATTATGCAAAGCATTATATAAACTATTTGCACCTTTTTGACTAAGACTAGTACCAGTAGAAGTACCACTATAACTATCAGTAATTCCTCTCCAAGTATTTTGCCAAGTAGTAGAAACACCATTGATAGTAATAGTTTGACCACTTACAGAACCAGTAACAAAGTTTTTATCATTAGTAAGTTGACTAAGTTTAGTAAGATTACCTGTATGATAAACTTTATATTCAGCATTATATTTTCCAGTAGTTCTAACTACATTATCGCTAAAATATAACTCTCCATTTACTGCACGAATACCATCATAGTTACCGTTACTTCTACAAAATAGAATAGCTTCAGTAGGGGTCTCAGATACATCATTAGTATAAATGCTATTAACTCCAATAATATCGGAATTTCTCATATTTATACCCCATTGACCAGAACTATAATATCTATCATTAGCCATAGTAAGAACACTAACATCTTGATGACTAGTAAGATAACCTTGACTTTTAACCCAAGATTGCGTAGCATACCCATTAAGAGATTGATGACTAGTAAGATAAGTTCCTAAATCTACAGCAGTTCCACCAGTAGCTGCAATAGTTTTAGTAACACCATTTATAGTTACACTATGAGTATGACTAGTAGAAGACTTACCATTAGCAATATTATCAACTTGACCTTTAGTATAATAATTAGCTAAACTTTGATGACTAGTTAAGAACGTACTACCTTTAACTACGCTGATAGTAGTACCATTCTTGGTGATAGACGTAACCGCATTACCGCTACCGCTGACAGAAATAGCAGTAGCACTACCACCTTCCAAGCTAGAGATACGAGAATCAAGAGCCTTGATGGAGTAGGCATTCGGAATACTAGTCAAGTCTGCATCCGTATAGCTTCCTTCTAAGATTCTCGCATAGCTGATTACGCTTGCAATCAAGCCGCCACCACCCGTGGCAGATGCTCCTGCTCCGTATGCCGTGATACCGCCTGTGGCATAGAGATTGCCATCAATTTTGATAGCCTTGTTTGTGGAATCATACGTGAGCTTAATGCCATGGAAGGAGATTGCGCCTTCGAATGTAGCATCGCCCGATACGCCAAGTTTAGTGAATGGAGCGTTTGGCTTCAAAGACACAAGATCAGCAACGCTCGTTCCTGCACTTCCTGCCTTCCAAGTCGGCTCGAAGAAGGTGAGGTATGCGCCAAGATTCTTCTCGCTGATGATAAACGATGTCGGGTCTGCGTGAACCCTACCATCAGTTCTCCACCAGATAGCGCCATTAGCCAGATAGCCGGAACCATCAAAACGGACGAGAGAGGTAGCTGCCTGTTTTGAATAATCTTCCTTCTTATCGAAGCCAACCACCTCACCATCGTTCATATATCCACCCCACCAGGTAGCAATGCCATTTCCTTTCGCCGTCTTGTCAATAACACCATTAATTCCACTCTCCACCCGCTTGGTCTCAGGATCACGCAGGGCGATGAGAGAGGTAAGAATCAATCCACCATTGATTTCCGTCTCCACACCATCGGCAAGCACTTTTTTCAGATATTGATAGGTAGCCACATCACCGATAACTACACCGAGGTCGCCATATATCTTTCTAGTGATGTATGCGTTCGCCAGACCCAGCTTGTCGTAGAAAGCCTTATAAGCATTCGTGAAGTTGGTATACTTCTGAGCCGCAGCCGCCTTGATGGTAGCCTTTCCATTTGAATCAGAAGCGTTGTATCTGCTTACGATGTCAGAAAGATAGGTAATGAGTTCATTTTTTGCGCTATCGAGTGTAGCCTTAGCTGAAACCAAATCCGTTTTATAGGTCGTTTCTTTACCATCCTTATCCAACAAGAACTTAGAGCCAACAACATTATTATACGACTCAACGGCTGCATTATAATCGTCCTCCAAACGCTTGCTATCCTGGGCAATAGCCGCAATCTCCGAGCTATCCAAGTAGCCATCAGAGGTAAAAACATCGAAAGCCTTCTTATTGTTAGATACGGTCGTTCCGAGGGTAATCAAATTAGTTTGCGTGTTCTTAATCTCTGCTTGCGCCTTCTCAGCAGCTTTCTTTGCTTCCTCTGCCTTCGTGTCATCGGTATACTTGCTAGCCAATTTCCAATCGGCAATATCAAACTCTTCACCTTCTGCCTTGGAGGTGGAACACTTCAAGATTTCATTCTTGTAGGTACTGCCGTCAGAAGGATAAGTGGCATTGACCCACATATCATTCACGTCGTATGGTGGAACTGGCTGAGAGCCGAAGATACGTCTCTTTGATTTTGCATCTTTGAGTGCTTGGCTTGAATCTTCGATTGCCTTGGTCAGTTCCGTGTCTGTGATGATAATCCACTTATAGGTAGAGCCATCCTTGGCAAAGCGGTATGCCTTGCCCGTCTTGTTATCATAATACAAATCCCCGAGATGGTTTTTCATCATGTCCGTGTCCCATCCGCTAGCAGGTTCGGTCTTGAGTGTAGGAACGCCGTCATAGAACCAAGTCTCAATAGCTCCGTCTATCTGGTTTTGAAGGTCGGTAATCGTATCCGATTTCTTGATAATGGTCTCAACGGCATTCTTATCCAAGCTCTTCTCGGTGATGTACTTATCCAAGGTCTTTCCATCGTAGGTGGACTTAATATCCAAGTCTCCCTTGATGGTTACTTTCTTCTTGTCGCTATCATACTTGACGTAGGAATCACCCTCGTAATTATTGGCACTAGTAGGTCGGTCTCCGAAGTACATATCTCCGTAGACGTGGAAGAAAGCCTTGTTCGTGGAATGGTTCACGCCATAGTCCACATACTCCTTGTTATTAAAGGTGTAGCCGTCAACTCCGTGATAGAGCGTTATGCAAGGGGAATAGGTGTCAACGGCAGAGAATACCAAGCAACTTTGCCTTGTGATGTCCGTTCTATTACCGCACTGATTCAAAATGTCATCAACCATAGGCTCATCGCTGGCTGCGTCCTTGTCGATGTCCGATAAATCCACATAATGATATTTCTTGCCATCTATCTCCACTGCCTCGGAAGACACACCGATGACTAGCCTCCAATAGTAATGGTTGCCTACGTTATGATACTTTCCTGCCGTAAGATTGAAGCTCTTGCTCCTTGCTTGGTCTCCAACCTTCCATTTATTCTCCACCTTTGAGCCATCTTGCTCACCAAGGAAGTAGCATCTGTAAGCCTTCTGACTAACACCATCATAGGTAATATTCACCTCCTCAACCTTCAATATCCGGTTACTGCCTACTGTGGTGATGAACAATTCACCACCCAATGTGTCTGTATGCAATATTTCCAAGGTCTCGAAGATTGCTTTCATTCTGACTTGTAGATAATCTGTGGTTAGATGGGTGTTATCTAGTTCGTCAAGAGTCCAATCCCCGTTCGCCCCGACCTTCATTCCCTGCAAGAACTTCTGAATCTTCTGAAAGGTGATAGTACCGTTAGCAATATCATCGAACTGCTTAGATATAAAATTATCACTTCCGTACTTCGCAATGAGTTTTCTTAGCTGGGAAACGGAATATCCACCTCCGTTACCGCTACTTCCACCGCTCGCAATGATTGTCTGTACGTCTTCTTTGAGCTGCGTAATAGTACCCTTAATTACTTGATTGCCTATTGTAATCGACTGAATAAAGTCGTAATCAATATTAGTCGATAGCTTCAACACTCTTGTCGCAAGCTCATATCCGTGTCCGTCCTTATACGTTACACTCTGACCGATTTGTAGTTGAGGGTTATCTTCCAAGAATACATCAGAATATGATTTAACCTCATAGTTATTCAAATCAGAGAGTAATTGCACAATCTCCTCCTTTGCTTTCTCTAACAATCTATTTTGAGCATCCTCGTAATAGATAGTATCAGCCATTGCAATATTATAGAGTACCGTGATATTACACTTCAAAGAAGGCAATCTCTCTCCACGAGGAATAAGCATTTCTTCTTTGTTTGTTGGTATGATAACCTCATTATCCTCTTGATAAATAATTTCGTAATCACCAGCTAAAACAGAGAAATTATCCTTGCTAACATCGTCTGACGTGTGCGAGGATGATGCTTCTTTATGATAAGTAAGCTCAAAACCTACATAATCGCCGTTAGTGCCACGACCTGCAAGTGGAGTAGAAAGCGCACCCGTATTAAAGTTTGCTTCAAACGAGCAACCGATATTCTTTCCTTTGATAAGCAAATTATCGGTAACCTCAAAGTCATACCAATAATGAGTGACGCCATCATCAACTGTTGTATTGATAATTGTCTTTCCTTCTACTTTTCCTGTAGTAGGATAAGCCAATTTCATATACCATACTGTAAAGGTCTTGTATTCCTTAACTGAGCCATCAGCATTATAAGAAATAGGTATTTTCTTATTATTATCATCAAGCACATACTTAACTCGCCCACGTACATTATATACATAGGTATTGAGCGAAGGATAAATCTGAGAAAAATCAAGCACCTTCGTAAAGAGAGGTTCTTTCGTTTTATCCGCTCTAAGGTCAAGGGTTGAATACTTATCAATGGAGTAGGAGCATTCCTTACCATCAATAGTCATAGTACCATTGCCCTCATCTAATTGCAGACGAATATCGCCAGATGAAACATTCTCACCCTTGCTATTTACTTGTGTAATATTTCTTGTACCGCCGAAGATAGAGAAAGCGTTATAGTAGCCTTCTTTGCTATTATTGATACTTGGTACACCTACATTCTTTCCAACCTCTAAAACAACAGGAGTTGCGCCGATTAAGACCTTACCGATGTAGATAATTTCATCATCATAGTCAATATGCCATTCGCAGTTATCTCCGATAGCATTTGTAATTGCTGTAAGTGCAGAAATAAAATCGTTATCGCTGAATGATACATTGACAGTATTTGCCGTTACATTTGAAAAGATAACTTTCCATCCGCATTCACCAAACATCAAATCCTTGTTAAGGAAATCTTTTATTTTTTCGCTAAGTACAGATGTAATACCTACGAAAGACCATACATTTTGCTTTACCTCTACATTCTGTGAATTACGAGTATAGATAAAGAATGGGGTCTTCGATAGAATCATCTTCGGATGCTGGAATTGAGGAGTGTACTTCCAAGAGCATTCATCTGATTGAGTAGGCTCATACGAATCCAAGAGAAGGAACTTCCTAGTAACCTCTCTTACTTTATCAATCTTATATGTATAATTGATATACGCACCAACTGGCAGAATAACTTTCTCAGCAGCGGAGAAAGACAGAGTAATGTAATCAGACTTAGACATTTCCTGTTCTCTCTTCGCTGCTGATGTTACTTCTGCTTGCATCAACAATTTATCGTTTATATCATATATCTTAATCATAACTTAATTCTATCATTCGGATTATACTCCGTTAATTTGAGTACAAATTTACCTCTTTTTAGACCATAATCACCAAACTGCGAGCATTGCGTGTAAACAAGTTTAAAAACCCTCTTTAGTCGAGGAACTTTCAAGCAAAATTCACCCGAATAAGCAATCTTATCAAGGAAAGCCTCATACTTCTGTAAGTAATCTTCTTCTGAACTACCTTCAAGGAAGAAAGAGATACTTACTTCACGCTTATCTTTCTTTGCATACTTCGATGTAGCGATAACCGATTGCCCATGTTCCAATCGACTATCGTTAGTTAGATAGCTTTTTACTGGGGCAGGGGTCAGCAGAGCTTCTCGCCAACCCTTTACCAATGTAATACCGAAAGTATCAAGGTCAATGTAAGCAGTATCCGCTTCATCGACCAATTTAATAAAAGCATCATTCTTCATAACTTAATACTTATCCTTCATTAATTTATACATACTTGCGATGTCCTCACGTATCAATATAATAGGTGCAGTATTCTTATTGATTGCTTCCAACTGCTCCAACCCCTGATACTGAATATCTCGCATTTCTGAGATATTATTATATATCTGCGCAGCATAGATGCGCAAAGAAGATACATCTATAGCGATAGCCTTACGAACCTCATTGCCTTGCTCTTGTGCAATCTGTACCGCATAACCGATGCCGATAAGGCTGCTTGCTTGGTCTGCGGTGATAGCCTCAATACCCTTGCCCGTTGCCGTCTGCTGAGATTGCGCCTCTTTATACCCTGTTATTGCAGCAATATTATCTCTTATCTTCAAACCTTCATCAACGATGTTATCATACTCTTTTTTAAGTATATCCAAATCGTCATTAGAGAGCTGTCCTTGCTTCATCTTATCTGCCCATTTTTCATAAAGAGTTTTAAGTCTCTTATTAGCAAGGTCATCAACGGCAAAGTTAAGCATAGACTTATTGAGCATCGTTGTGAAATCATTTGCGAAATCTTGCGCCGATTTACTCATATCCATAAGATTGCTGATAAAGTTGTCCTTTAACGAATCGAAGGTTGTCTGCGTAAGATTCTGATTGATTTTATTAGTCAACTCTTCAAGCTTCTCGGCAAGGTCGGTATAATTCTCCCAATATTCGGTTTTATCATATTTACCTTGGTCGGTCATATTCTTCCATACATCTTGGTTGTATGTGCGAATATCCTTCATCTGCTCTGGAGTGAGCTTATAAATATCCTCCAAAGAACTTACCTTGTTTATCGTAGAATTAATATAGCCTCCTCTGACCGCTGACTGTTGTGCTAACGTGCGATTGATAGCCGCATAGTCCTGTGCTGACAGATTCCAATAATAAGCGTTAGAGTGGTGCGAGCCGTGGTAACCCATCTGTGATTGAAGAATTTCCATACTCTGCTTATTGATTTGCTTCTGTGCATCATAGGCTTTTTGATAATTGCTGACGGCACTCATTCCCGAGGTCTTATCAATCGAACTCTTCAACTGCTCAATAGAGTATTGCAATCGCTCGTTGGATTCTGTAAGGCGATTTGTAGTCTCCGCAACCTCCTTCGCATTACTTCCATTGCCGATACCAAGAGCACTACCAAGCGATTTGATAGCCCCTACGCCGTTAATAGCTGCCCCGATATAGTTGCCCGTAGCAAAGTCTGATGCCGCTTGCGAACCCTTATTGAAGGCATCTGCACCACTTTTAAGCTTCTTTCCAAGGTCTGAATCACCGAAACCGAGAACATCAATCAATTCACTTGCTTCTTGTAGCTTTTTAGCAACGTTACCGATGCTTTCTGCCCATTCATTAGCAATCTCCTTAATTGACTTTCTTGCCTTATCTTGTGATATATTTGCATCCTCTTGTGCCTTCTTTACGTCCTTTGTTGCCTTTCCGACTTTTACCTCAGAAACAGCGAGCTCATCAAAGAGTTTCTTTAATTTTTCAAGCTGTTCATTACTGAGATTCATCTTATTCTCATTAAAGAGTGCGCTCTTGTTCTGAGAGGTTATCTTATTTGTGCTTACAGATACACCCGTTTCAGCAAAGACTTTTTGTATAGCAATCCTCGTAGAGGACTGTCGTTCCTGTGCATTATATTGCTCAACTGTAGCTTTTCTTAATCGCTCTTGTGCGTCAGCAGCCTCTTGCAAGAGACGATTATATTCACGCACCTTCTCGTTAGACCATCCCCACTTATCGGTCTGCTCTGAAATTGCATCATCAATCTTACTAATCTGTTCTGACACAACCTTCATATCATCAATATCAAGAGTACCCGAACCGAGAAGGTCTTTGAGCTTTTTTCTTAGGTCTTCGAGATAAGATTTGCTCAATCTCCCCATATCAGAGAAAACAGAATCCCAGTTAATAGAATCCTTAAAATCATTAAAGTTGAGCTTCTTTAGCTGCTCTTCAAGGTCAGTTTTCAACTTTGCTTCCTCGAAAAGATTACCTTTAGCCCTTGCTTCTTTAATTTTCTCGTTATACTCCTCAACGATGGCGAGCTTCTGCTGTTCGAGGTTACCATACTCCTTCAGGTATTCACGATATGATTTTAATTCATCAGCATAAATCTCATTATTGTATGATTCTACAGTCTTCTGTTCAATGATGGTGTACTGCTCGGTAATCTTCTGAATATTCTTTGAATCAAGATGTTTCTTATCATCCCAAGTCTCAGCCTTACCACCCTTTGCCTTGATAACAGATTGCTGTGCGTCAAATTCAGCTTTCTGTCGGTCACGCTCTGCCTTGATAGCTGCATTCTTTCGTTCTTCAATCTGCTCAATTTCTTTGGATAGCTCTCTTTTGCGCTCGGCAATAACCTTCTCTTCGCCTTCTTTCATCGCCTTAATCTTTGCATCGGTTACCTCCTGTTCCAAAGATTGCCAAGCTTTTGCTCTCTCATAAGCATTCTTATAGATAACATCATCAAGCTTCCCCTCTGCTGAATTAATCTGCTTTTGCAGAATAGCATCCTTCTTTGTATCCGATTTTGCTTTATTCGCTAGAGAACGTTTTGCTGCTTCCTCTTGTCTGATGAGCATTCTCTGTTCACTATTCTGTTGGATTTGCGTTCTAAGAACCTGTATTCTAAGTTCACGCTCAGCGGCAATATCCTCCAAAGATTGAGTATGCAATTTAGTTTGCTTCTCATGTAACTTAACGAGCTGTTGCTGCTGCTTTATCTGAAAATCGTATTTCTGCCTAACAAGAGCCTTTGCCTCCTCAATGGCTGCGATTTTCTCCTTTCCTTGCAAGGTATATATCTTATTTTTTACCTCGGCAATTTTTCCTTCAAGTTTATATTGGGTCTCTGCGTTTTTTTTGATAGCAATCTGTGTCTCCTGAATCTTGCCTGCAAGGGAAGCCGCTTGCTTTGCCTTTGTAAATATTCCATTAAAAGCAGGCATCAACTTTTTTGATAAATCATCATTCGCAAAAGCATCATAAGCGGTCTTAACTGTGCCTATTGCACCTGACACACTCGTTTTGAATACATCAATAACAGTTTCACCAGCACCCTTAATTCCATCCCAAGTCTTTTTAAGACCAGCAGTAAAGGTGTCCCAGTCCATATTTAATACACCTTTAATTGTAGTTCCAAGACCACCAATAAGGTTCACCGCAGCTTTTACGGCGGTTTTGAACGTCTTCACGAAATTGTTACCGAAGTCACGAAGAGGAGCGTTTGGCTTAGTGAAGCACTTGTACAGGTATTCTCCGAAGATAATCACAATATCAGTGATAGACTTAGCAAGAGAACCAAAGTAAGCCATCAGCTTTGTATAGACCTTCTGACCCTCTGCGGATTTAGTCATCCATGTATGCACCGCCTTGAAAGCAAGGGCGATTGCAGCAATTACCGCACCCACAGGTGTTGCACACATTCCCCATAGAGCCTTTGTTACAGACTTGATGGCAGTAAGAGACCCCGTCACAGGAATACCAAGAGCCTTGAAAGCTTCGCCAACCTTACCAATCTCACCTTGCAACTTACCATTGGCAGTCATTACATTGATGATACCGTCTTTAAAATCACTTAGACCAGACTTTGCTTGTGCGAACTCCTCACTAAAACGCTGACCGATGGAAGAACCGCTTACTTTTGCTTTTAGCTCATCAATAGGTTGAGTTATTTTATCTTTTATGCTCTGCCCGAAATCAGAAATCTTCTGCCCGAAATCAGAAATCTGATTGCGCAATCTACCGATAAAAGTCTCTTCGTTCTTCTCACGGATAGCCTCTTGCAATACAGATATATTATTCTTTGTCTTTTCAATCTCAGACTGTAGCTTCTGCAAGTCTTCTTTCTGCTTTTCTCCAAGTGGCTTTCCATCCATTTTAGAAGCTTCTGCTTCTAAATCTTGCAATTTCTGCTTACTCTCATCAAGCTTAGAAGTAAGTTCTGATAATGATGTGTCCTCAACGTTGATTTTTACTGTTGAGGTTGTATCAGATTGAACGATAGTTGAACCGCCTTGAATCTTATTCGCAGCTTCGAGAAGAGCATTGTATTGCTGAAGGTCTGCATTAAGTCGCTGCTGTTCTGTTTGCCAATCATTGATTTTTAATTGAAGGGCATCAATATTTTCCTGTGCTTTCTCTATAAGCCTATTGTAGTAGTTAGCACCATTTCCTGTTTCGTTATCCGCAGCAGAAAGATTGTTCATAGCATTCTTATAGCTCTCAATCTTTGATTTCTGCACTTCTATTTTCTTCGTTGCTTCCTCGATATTTTTAGCAAAATCAGTTGCATCAAGCTTATTTTGAATATCTTCAATAGCCTTCTCATACAACTTCATATCTGCTTTCAGCTCCTTTGTGCTCTCGGATTGCATTCGTTCAATCTCAGCACGACCCGAAGCAACGGAAATATATTGCTGCAAAGCTTCTGTCAGATGTCTAGTTGCCTCTACGTTCTGATTTTCCGCTTCGGCATTCTGTGTTGCTGCCTCGGCATTTGCTACGTGAGCTGCTGCTTCTGCTGATGTGGCGGTTGCTGCCGTTGTAGCCGTAGCCCCTACAGCAATATTCGTTGCGGATTGAACACCATTTGCGCTTGTGCTTGCAACGGAGAAAGCACTTAATGCTTGGTACGCACCATTTACCTGAGAGATAGAGTTTCTTACACCATCATAAGATTCAACAAGGTCTTTTACATCACCTTTCGCCAATTCCAAAGAATGCTTTTGAGCATCAATTTGCTTGGTAAGCGAACCGAATGCCTCTGAGCCTTTTTCAGTCTTAGCTAACTGCTCGTTAAGTTTACCGATAGTACCTTCAATGGTTTCAACTCGTTTATTGGCGGTATCAATCATTTCAGGTACTAACTGAATCCCCTTCGTAGCTTCATCCATAGCAGATTTAAGAACCTGCATAGCCTTGGTGGTCTTTGTCGCAAGGTCTTCATCGGATTGCGCCACATCGTTAAGTGCCTTATTCATTCTCTGAGATAAGGCTTCTGTATCAACGCCGACACGATTCAATCCATCACAGAGCTTGTCAAGTGATGCTTGAATATCGGAAATATCCATCTGTCCGCTGATTCCAAGTATTTCATCTGCTGCTGCCATATTGTTTGCTTATTTATGATTATTACATCAAGCCCATAAAGAAATCATTAGCAGAGATTGGCTTATCTATCTTATGATACTCTTTTTGCGGCTTCTTTTTCTGTCTGCTGCCTTTTCTCGGTTCATCTTTGGTATTTGTATTAAAGGACGGAATCGAGCGGTTAAGCAGAATAATATTAAGGTATGAGCGATTAAATACGACCTCCTCGTAACTCATACGAAAGTACTTCATTACTTGTCCGATTGTTGCCCATGGGGAGTCGTTTTCGGCTCCGTCATTATCTTCGTCTGAGTCAGGAAAATTATAGAGGTTAAGAAAAAATTTGCATTAAACGAACCGCTGATAAACTTCACAAGCTCATTGAATGCCATAATATCAAGGTGCTTGCGTATATATCGCCCCCATAACTTGCGTGCCCACTTCTTACGAAAGGCACACACTATAAAAATCTCACTCATTAAACGAGCTGTCTCAGAGTGCTCAAACAAAAGAGGGATTATATTAACTTTATCGCCTTCCTTCCATGTAGGTTCTTTGATAGAGCTACCGAATACACCCATTTCGTAAATCTGCATAAAAGTAAGCGGCTTCACTCTAAAGCGAAACTTACCAACCTTAATCTTTACAGATGCCTCGGCAAGCGTCTTTGCTACCTTTTCCTTGTCTGATGTTTTCATATCAAAATATGTTTTATAACATAAAAAAGCGGTGCGGCTTGGGAAAGTTCCCTTACCTCACCGCCTTTTGAAGTTTAATTTTAAATCATATAAAAAATAAAAGCTTTACTTACTTTTTAATAGCCGCAGCACTAATATCCTTTGTGAGAATATTACGATGACCGCTCTTCTTGTCACCCTTTGCATCGAATACCGCCATCTGACGGAACTCAATGTTAAGATTAGGAAGTCCACTCTTACCGATAGAACCACTGCGAGTGATTGTAAGTTTCATCTTAGACCACTGGAAGGTACGAGAAGGAATATCATCCAAATCTTTTGTCACAATCTGAACTGCCTTATAAATCTCGGTTTCTTGTGGAAGCTCATTCAACCAAGCATCCTTACCACCAGTACCCTCATCCTTTGTATAACCAAGAAGCTTCGTGAAGTTATCTTCTGAGAAATCGTATGTCTGCAAGGTAAAGCCCTTTGTTGCTGCTGATGTAGTCAGCACTGCGTAAGGGTCTTCTGAATCCTCAACCTCTACATCCGATGTCTGTGCCGCTTGGTCGTTAAAGCTCAAACTACCAGAAACGACAGCCTTAATTTTGTCGCTCCATGTGGTTGGGTAGCCGCCATTTTCGACACAATCGGCAAAACTGAAGCTTTCCAAGCCATATACACCATTCTTTGCCATAGTTTTATTCTTTTAAATTATTATACGTTACATTAAATTTCATATTGACGTAATAAGTGTTATCACTATCACGAGTTGGACGAGATATAGAGTAGAAATCGAAGTAGCAGCCACCAAGGTAAGTACCGTCACCAAACAAAGAAAGAATCTTCTCCGAGTAATCAGAGAGTTTCTTTATGTTAGGTAAGTTAGATGAGGTCTTAGGGCAATGAATATTCAGATTCACTACACCCTCATTAATGGCATCACTATACACAAAGGGAAGATGATTGATGGCGATATAATCACCAATAGCCAACTTCTCGGGTATCTCATACTTAAAGATACGCTTTTCCTCTATGCCTATTCTCTCAACATTTTCATTGAGATACTTAAATAATGCCGTAACGGCTGTATCACCGAGTATCATATCTAACTATCGCTTTTAATCATTTCAGCTACTTCTTCAAAAATCTTCTTCATTTCGTCACGAAGGAAATACTTAGTAAGATGTAAGACATTGTAACCTTTATCCTCTACATATTTTCCGTAGTTCATGCCAGCCACAATGACGAGAGAGTACCCTTTAGGGGCTACCACACCTTCTTTCTGTGCATACTCATTGAGTGCAGCACTTACACCCTCCTGTCCTTCTTCCGCTTCTTCTTCCTTTGGAATCTTACCAACTGCCGAGGTAATGAGTTGCCCATCAAGGTAGAGAGCGAATGAAATTGAGTTCTTTAAATTTGCAGTTCGGTCTTGATAACCTTTGTTCTCTTTAGAGTAGGTGACCGCTTCTTCGGCAAGTTGCATCAAACGCATATTGAGGTAACTGATAATCTGCTGCCTCTTTTCGTTCAACCTTTTCTGTAAGGCTTCACGACCTTTGATTTTTAATTCAACCTTTGCCATATTGCCGCCTATTAGAGCCAAATTCTAAGATAGCGTTTCTTTAAGGTTACGAAGCCTTTAACCTCCATTTCCTTATCAATCGTGCCATCTTTCTTGGTTATCCAAACCTTTTCGCCTTCCTTCGGTATGAGAGGGTATTTTACTTTTGAGAGAGGAGCATAGATTTCGTGCGAATACACGTACTGCTGCCCGTCTGTCAGAGTGATAATCTTCGCCTGCGAATTAGGCAAAATAACGCACTTTCCAAAGGTTTGCCATTCTCCTTCGGGCTGTTCGATAGGATTTCCGTCCTCATCAAAGCCATCTTGTGGAGCACCTTTTACTTTAAGTATATCTTCAAAGTTCATACGCTATCTATTTGATTACCATACCTTCACACTCTGAACCCAATAATCATCAGAAGTACTATCAATAACAAGGTCAGCATCCAATCCAGCATCCTTCGCAATAGATTTAATCATTTTATCAATGAGATTCTTGTCGTTCTTGTAACTCTGAGAGATACCGCCAACATTCTCACTTGATAATGGATTCATCTTGTAGAGGATACGCATAGCCGCATAGGCTACGGGTTTCTTTACCGCTACAGAGTATTCATCAGCCACGGATGCCGTGATGCTAAACTTATCAGTAGCATCAATAAACATCTTCTCCAAGGTCTCATCTGAGGTAGAGAAAGGCTGAATCTCGCTTGCTATGGCTTCTGAAATTGTCATGCTAATCTTGTTATCTTATGAAGTTTCACTTATTAAATCAATATATCCATAACTGAGGGTCAGTGCATTAAGTACCAACCTTCAAGATAAAGAAGTCTTCGATACCATCGAATACTGGTTGCATCCACATTTCGTTGGTAAGGTGATAACCCTTCTTATCTCTCCAATAACCGATAAGGTTGTTATCGTATGTAGAGTAAGAAACGCCATCAACTGGGTCAATAGCCTCCAAGCACTCAGCGCACTTAGGTACAGCCACCTTATCGGCACACATCGCAACAACTCGATTATCTGGGATAAGGTTAAAGACTGTCTTGTCAGGCAGCTCAACAAACTTATCTTCATCAATCTGAATTGTTGGCAAGAGGATAGAGCGCAGATAGATATTCATCTGGTCAACGCTAATCATCGGTGCAGTAGGATTGATGGTAATCTGACCGAGGTTCAAGCGGAAGGTGTCCTTAATCTCCTTTGCCTTACACATTGCGAAGAATGTGTTCTCAGACATACGAAGACGCAGAATCTTACGACCCTTCTTGCGAGCCTCGTCCTTCAATTTCTTAATATCCTCAATAGGAGTTGCGTTCACCTCACCCCAATTTGTGGTAGCAGAAAGCTGCTTAACACCCAAATTAAAGGTATAAGATACGTTAGCCTTAGAGTTATTGGTACGTGATACAGTCTGAGTACCCTTGAACAATCCCTCGAAGTACAACATATCAATACGCTTATGAGGAGCGATAACCGCCAACTCGAAAGGTTTGAATGAGTACTTGATAAGCTCATCGTACTTAGCATTGAGCTGTGACTGTGTATAACCGCCACGTCCCGACATATCATTATACTTACCCTCCAAGAGGTGCATCTGGTCGAGGTAGTCGTTATCGAGCTCCCACTCATCGGCAATACGACCGATAGAGCCAGTAAGCTGACCCCAATCAGGCATAGTATGCAATGGACGCTCTGCGTTCTTAGCGACAACAGAACCAACCATAGCAGCAGCATAGGTAGCCATATTTGCCTGATATACCTTTGCAGCACAATACTCAACAGGCTTCAACTCGTTCTTCCACTCAGCCTTGTAGGTGGAAGTCTTCATGTATTCGTCAATGTAGGTCTGAAAAGACTTTGGGTCTTGCAGATTCTTCAAAATACTATTCATAATCTATAATCTCCACTTTTAAAGGTTACTGAATCTTGAACAAAGCGATACCATTTGCTCTGATACCTTCCTTAATCTCATCATTGATAGGATAAGGGAGTGAATCTTCCTCTACCTCCATTACCTGTAAGGTAGGAGTAGCTGCGATAGAAGACTCTTGGTCTCTTACATCGAGAGTATCGTATGAAAAGCCAAGAAGTACGTCCTTGGTCTTATCGTAATCCGATACAATCGCATTTGCGGCAACTTCGTTAGCGAGTTCTGATACAGTTAATGTATCTACGCCATCGGAAGAAGTAATTGCCGAAATGGTCGCACCAGCAATCTTATCATTAACCTGGAATAAAGAACCACTAGCAATCTTTAAGGTTGTAGCAGCCTTAACAGCCTTCTCTGTAACCTTTGCAGTCTTTACAACCTGCGCTTTACCACCAGTTACAAGTCTGAGAACTGTACCCTTCGCTACAAACTTTAAAGTAGCTGGAAGGTTGGTGCGGTCGAGGTCATAACCACCCTGTCGGCGAAGGCACTGCTCTTCAAGCCAAAGTGCTTCCTTGATATCCTCTGGCTTGGTTCTATGCAAAAAATAGCCTCTGTTTGACATAATTTTCTTCTTTTAAAGAGTTTAACATAATTCATTGATAATGCCTTACTCCTTTGGAGCATTACGCTCCGAGAAGCCTTGCATTTTTGTAATGAAATCATTCTGCTCGTCTTCGGGAGAGGTTGCCTTGGGTGCTTCAACAAAATTGCCGTTTGCTACAAGTGACTGCTTCAATGCTGTCCAATCATCGGCACATTGCTGTGCGAGAGTTTCAAGATTCTCTTCCTTGTCGAGCTGATAACGTGAACGGAACTGCTGCGGAACGTCCTTCAATTTTTCGCTCTTACCGAAAAGGTCATCAAGACGTGCTCTTTCTTCCTTTTCCTTGTATGGAGCAATGGCGGCGGCTACAGCTTCGCTAACTGCTTTCTGGGTACTTTTGGTAGCCTCGGCAATCATCTGCTGAACCTGCTCTTGTGTAAGCCCTGTTGGAGGTACTGGAGGGGTAGGAGGAACTGGTGGAGTAGGCTTATGATTAGGGTCGTTAGGGTCAATCCATCCATCGAATTTCTTCGTTGTTTCACTGACCGCACGATTGAATGATGATTGCATCATACCAACATAAGGTTCAACTGCCGAGATAGCACTCGTTACATCCTCGTCCTTTGACTCATCTGTTAGACCACGACTTGCAACAATCAGGTCAACCAGCTTTGAAAGTTCATCCTTCTTCAAACCATACTTTGCAAATGATGTTTTGGCAGAAGCAAGCACTTTTTCTTTTATTGTCATAGTAATTCTGTTTTAAACGTTAATAAATAAATAATTTCCGATTGCAAAATTACTATTTCTATTAATAAAATAATAATAAATAATAGGAGCTGTGTAAACAAATGCTATTTTTGGCGATTTTCTTGCGGTCTAAGCGGCTTTCTTTTAGTTTATGTATAGTTATTAAGAAACAAAAATAAAAGGCAAGATAGCCAATATTCTTGGTTACTTTGCCTTGCGTTGTATCAAATCTAACTTTGCCTTAACCTTCTTCGGATTCCTAGCATCGTGATTACTCAATCTTACCACATGATACCCGAGCCGCCATATACCCGAAGAGCGGTTAGCATCCTTGCGCTTTTGGTCTTTAGTAAAATGATAACCACCATCGAGCTCAATAATCGTTTTTATCTCGGGCAGATATATATCAGCGAAGTATAGCTTTCTGCCCGTGACTATCGGTTGCTGTGGTATCACCTTATATCCTAACAGAGTGCAGATTTTCGCCGCAGCCTTCTCCGCATCGGTTGTATGTGAAAGTAGGTCGCAGCGAATCTGACATATGAGTTTCTTGGATAGCATTATTTATAATACTTTTTGAAATTCTCTTCGTTTGCGAAGTATTTTCCTGTAATAGATGTTACTTCTTGCTTGAATTTTTTAACGCCATTAGCTAGTTTATTAAACTTATCTTTTGGCATAGCACTCTTAATAATAGATACGAATGCTTCGTGCGCTTTATCTGTTACATTCGGCTTTAATATGGCATTAAAAATGCTTCTATCATCGCTAAAATTTATATTTCCAGAGATATTTTCTCCATGATTTATCGCACTCATAATTTTCGTTACATCGTACGTTGCATTTTTGAGGAGTTGATGCAAATCTTGTTTATCATATTCACTCAAATTGCTTATAGCACTATTTGGCGAGTTTGTCTTCAAGACTATATTTTCATTTGTCCCTCCCCCGATTGCGCTCTGCGCAAAGGTTCTGCTTGCGGCAGCATTTGCGCTGCTCACGGTTCTTGTACCGCCACTTGCCTTACTCATAATCTTTATATTTTTAAATGTTAAACTTATTTTTTCGATGCAAAGATACTATTTATATACCAGATATTGAGTACCTTTGAAACTTCCCGTCTAAACTATTTACCCATCTTCTCCGCTCTTTTTCTTTCCAATCTTTAAAGATGCTTGATATGTCGCTTCTTCTTTTGCTCTCGCTGCGCAGGTGTTAGCATAAAGTAAGCCTGCGTCTTAGTCATTACCTTAATGATAACGTCTTGCACCTTCGAGTATTTCATTTGCTCTTCTTTATCATATCTATCTCATCCTGTAGATAGAAGATTGCTTTGCTCAAATCCTGCACTCTCTGTTCTCGCTCTGAAAGGTTCATTTCCTTCTTTCCCTTGCGTAAAAGATACTTTACTGCCGAGCCGCAGTTAAAATCAAGGTGTCGGCAAATATCAATCGGCTCTATGCCGCAGAGTTCCTTTAGCCAAGCGTAATGGTTAGGGTGATTAACCATTTCTTCCTTTTCCTCTGTGACAATAGTACCATTTTTTGTAATCTCTTCAAACTGAATAGGGATATTCTTTCTATATGCAAAATTGTATTCGTCTGGTATAATATTGCATTCTACAATAGCTCTACCTACCTTGATAACTTTCAATCTGAGAGGGCAAATATTGGCTAGCGAATATCTTTCTTCTCCGATGTTATAAACGTAAACTTCTAATCTATCATTTACATGGACTACCATACTAGGCTCTATTGGTAAGGTAAATACCAACCCTTCACGTATCTTCATTGATTCTATCATAATTCTTACTTTTTAAAAAGTTTATCAACTGCTAATTCCTGTAATTACGGATGCATACATCTTACAACCCTTGCTTCTGTATTATTTTTCTTCTGATACCTACAAAGATTGCATTCAATAGCACCGACTTTATTTAGAGCGTGCGTATATCGACCACATTCACCGAAAGGGCAATCTGTTGCATATTCAATACCGCCGTGAATAAACTCACGTACCTCATACTTAATTGCCGTATTCGGCTTCTTTTCTTTCTTTTGGTATAACATATTATCTTATCTCAATTTTGATTTTATAAATCGACTTCTGCTTCAAGTTTTCCGTGCCATCAAGCAAAAGATGAGCAATGATGTCATCTACGGATTCGCTGATAGCTCTCTTCGTATATTCGTGATAACTGCCGTCTTCTTTTTCTTGATAGACGTTTACAGAGCCAGAGCTATTATCTGTGACAATAACCCCATTATCGGCGAACTCTAGCTTAAAATTAAGTTTTTCCATATAATTATTTTTTTTGTTCCATGAAATGTTTTTGTTGTATTAACATCATTCTTGTAATCAGATTCTGCATCTTTTCAATAATGAACTTCGGGGTTTCCGAAGTTCTGATAAAGAAAGGATGCTTTCCTCTCTTATGCTTATTGAAGAACAATGTATCATCTTTACCCTCTATCTTTACAGCAATCATGTACTGACCGATGAAGAGGTGAGCACTTCCCTCTTTTCTCTTTCGAGGTGTAGTGTACTTGATGCCGTTCTCGTCTAAGAAAGACATCAGCTTCTTTAATTTCGTTTCATTTTTCATCTTGCATATCTCCTATAGTTTAGTTATCGCTTAACATTTTCTCAACTTCATCATCGTATTCGTTTCTCTTGCACCAAGTAGTTAGGTCAAAGATTACTTCCGCATCCTTTCTAAAGCTTTTGTATAAGCTCAGATAGTTTTTCTTTGTTTGTGCGTTAGCTTTTCTCGCCTCATTGAAAAAGGCAAAGTAATTTTTAAAGTACTCCGAATGTATTGTGATAACATCGGCATTCTCGCATTTTTGCATCATAAACAGTATCGCTTCTACAATAACGACTGCCTTTGAAACACAATAGATGTGATTCTTTTCATTTGCTACAACTTCTCCGTTCTTAATGATGATAACTGAAAATTTTCCTGTTGCGAACTTATCTTCATAATCACAACTGACGTAGCACTCATATCCAACAAGTTCTTTTGCTGGTGTGAGGTAAGTATCGAGCCAATTTTTCTTTTTCTCCATTTTGTATCTCCTGTGTTATTATATAATCGGGTGGGGGCATACGTGCGCCCGTTAGTTAATTATTTCTTGGGGCTGTCGCCCCTATAAGGGAATAAATTTAATCAAAGCCCAAATCCCTTATTTTATTATTTTTGATTTTACATAAACTACATTTTCGCCTCCTTTCTTCTCATACCATGACGAGATATTGATATTGCATCGTCTATCTGCATACGATAGATATTCGATTCAATGGAAAATGCACTTCTATTTTTTGCGCTTATCACTATTATAGAACCTTCAAAATCCGTAATAGCCATATTATTGGTACATACCTTTGCATCGCACCTTACTTCCTTGATTCTTGTGCGCTTATTGATGATACCCTTGTTTACAAGCTGATTTGTAACTTTGAACGCTTGGTACATCGTACCATAGATAACATCCTTGATTCTGTCATAAGATAAACCTTTGTTATCACTAAACTTCTTCCTCAACATACGACTTTCACGTTTGAGAGCCTTGCGAATAGTCTTCGCATTTCTCCCATTCGTCCCCTTATTGTGCGTATTGATTACGTCTTCTTGCATTCTAACTTGGTTCTCCATGACAATTCTTCTCAAAAGGTTTTTGAGGGCTGGAAATGTCATCTTCGTTAAATCATCCTTGCGAAGCTTATAACTATATCCATAATTTGAATGTATGCTACGAGCAATGAATCTCTTCTTTCCATTTTTCTCTTCAAAACGGAAATACCCTATCTTGCAACCATATTCAAGTAGTCTCTTTAATTTATTATTGTCAATATGCAAAAGCTTGGCGCAATGATTGTATGACACAAGATTAAGGTCTGATGAGCGGAATAAGAGCTTTATTTTAAGAAGCAAACAGAAGGCATCCAAGCGATTCTTGTCGCTCAGAGCAAACTTAGCTTCCTGTATTCCTATTCTTATTCTTTTCATCATTATATATATATTAATGTAAAAACCAAACAGATGAAAGGTGCTATCAATCATTCCGTTTGGTTTATTATATTGAACCCTTTCACTTGTGTTGATTGGGCATATATGATTCTTTTCTTAGCTTGGAAAATAGCACTTTCCTTTTACGCCGCAAAATTATAAAGAAAAAACGAGATACTCGCTTAAAATCTATTAAAAAACTAATAGTATGTATTAATAAACTAAAAATAGCTATTAGGAAATTTGGTAGTCTGAGAGAAAGTTATTAATTTTGCGGTATCAAAGTTAATAAAATAGCTTTTGATACATATAATTAATGTAGATATTATTAATAAATTAAAAATAGGAGATACGAAAAATGAAAAAAGAAAAAGACATGATGAATCCATGTAATTGGAGAACCGAAGATGTAAAAGATGCGGTACAAGCAGCAATGCTCGCCGCTAGTGGAATTATCTTAGCGTATGCTGTTATCTGGCTCGCTTACTAAAAAAGGAGGTAATATGGAGATAGTAACAACATTAGTTAAGTTCCGTTGTCGCAAGGATGAAATGATGGAGCAATTAAAGAATGCTCAGATTTTTCTCTTTGAAGGCAAAGAAGGTAAGACTAAGGTATTCGTACCTAAGTCTAAACTAATTATCAAGGATGATGCTTTAGATAGCAACTATAATCTTTGCATCATACCTAAATGGGTATTCTTTAGCACAAAGAACCTTTCGCAGAATGTTGAATTGGTAGGAGAAACGCAACACATGGAGGTTCTCAATGATATTGAAGATTAATAGTATATATAGTAATAATTATTTTGTTTAATGTATTAAAAATAGGAGATACAACAATGAACACAATGGCAATGAATTTGATGGCACAGCCAAGAGTAAATGAAGTAGCGGTTGCAAAGCAGCCAGAGTTAAAGAGTGATAATATGAATCAGTTCTTGGATTTTGAGACATCCAAGGTACAGATTCTGACAATCGAACAGCTTGAACGCACCGAGAAAGAGAATGATGTGTACGGAAAGCCTTTGAAGGGTATCTATCACTTCGACCTCATTCATCAGGTGGAAGACTTGTGCGAGAAGCACGGCTACAAGGCTGAGATTTACGACCTCTTTGCGGCGAACAACAAAGACCGCAATACTCCAGGTGTTACCCGTTTGCCTCAAAAGGAAGCTATAATGGGTGATAGAGCTGTAGAGGCTCATATCCTTCGCCGAGTATTCTGTAATATTCGCTTGCGTGACTTTGATAAGGGCGATGGTAATGATGAGATTACAACCAATATGGCGGTATCATTCCATCAGAAGGGTATTCAGTTAGGTATCGGTAGAAACGTAGTTATCTGTCACAATCAATGTATGCTTAGTGCTGAACATTACGCTGCTACCTACTCAGATATCAATAGCGGAAGAGGAGCTTTTAAGCTCGATGAGCTTCTTCAACGTGCTGATGCTTGGCTCGCTAATCTAAGAGGTATCATTGATACTAATGATGAAATGATTGAGCGTATGAAGAATCGTGAGATTAAAGCACAGGAAATGTTTACCATCATCGGTATGCTGACCTCACTCCGTGTTGCTGCTGAAACGAAATACAAAGGCATCCGCAACCCTCAGGTCATTCCTCTCAATCAGGCACAGATTGGTCGCTTGACCGAGAAAATGATGATTGCCTACTACGAGCGCAATATTGTTACCGCTTGGGATTTGTACAATGCGGCTACAGATATGTATAAGTCAACTCAGCTCGACCAGCCAATGATTCTTTCACAGAACTTGGCAATGAGTAGCTTCATTCAGAATAAGTTGATTTAAAGATATAACTACATAAGATTGAATATAGAAAAGTCGATAACAAGAGCCATAAAGCCGCCGTGAGGTGTCGGCTCTTTCTCTTAGAAGAATTATTTTATTCAGATAAATCTTGCCGTGAGGTAAGTTTTGAGACGTTATTTTTGAAAATTTCATCTTTTTGCCCTACAGCGGTAGGGCATTTATATCCCGAGAAAAACCAATCGCACGGTGTGCGTGAGCTGTAGAATAGTGGTTCCGACTTCTTTTAGTTAGAATAGATGTATGTATTATTTTCCATGCTTTTAAAGTATATGCGAAGATACTCCGTAATAAGCAGCTCTTAATAAGCGGAGGTTGGCGAGGGTTCGATTCCCTCTCTTGGGACTATGTTTTTTAAATATATATAATATGACAGATTTTAACGGAAAATTGAACTTGCTGAAGCTCAAAAGAGCTGGCATAATGCAAATTCAAGGTCGAACTGGAGTACTTCGTTGTTTGGTTATTCCTGTTGAAGATAATAATATCTTCGTTACCACAGATGAAAATAATCATCCGAAGGCTGCTTATATCGACCTTACTGCTTGGGAGCTAAAGAACCCTAAGTATGACGAGACCCACATGATTAAGCAGTCGCTGCCTAAGGAGGTTCGTGAGAAAATGACAGATGAGGAGAAAAAGGCGATACCTATCCTTGGTGGTTTAAAGCCTGTAATTTTTGAAAGTCAGAATGCGGCTTCTTCTTGCGATGCACCTTTTGCACAAACGCAGAATTTGGATGATTTACCATTCTGAGCAAGAATACTCTTAGATAATGGTTTTAAATTAGTTTTAGATTATTAGAAATATGCGTAGTAGAACGAGTAATTGGTTTGAGGTAGGAATCCGCTACCAGAAGACCCAAGAAGATGGTTCAGAGAAATCTGTGACCGAAAAGTATGCGATTGATGCCTTATCCTTCACGGAAGGTGAGAGCGCAATCACAGAGGAAATGGCTGCTTATATTAGCGGCGAGTTTAAGGTTAAGTCAATGCAAGAGGCTTCGTACAGAGAGGTGTTCTTTTCTGATAAGGATTATGATGATTGCTGGTACAAGGCGAAATTGCAATTCATCTCCTATGACGATAAAACCAACAAGGAGAGACGTAGTAACGTGACTTACCTCGTGCAAGCTAAGTCAATGCACAGAGCAATCAATAACATTGATGAGGTAATGGGCAAGACCATGATAGATTACGAAATCATCGGTCTCAGCAAAACCAATGTTTTTGATGTCTTCGAGCATAAGACAAAGGAGGAGAAGGAACAGAAGTCTAACGAAGAAAAGAAGGAGGAGTAAATTATGGCAAGACCTAAGAAAAATGGCGTAGAACAGCCTTTAAATTTGGATGGTAATAATATGCCTATGGAGAATGAGAACGCTCAGCAGAGCCAAGAAAATGCGGCTCAGCAGCAAAATGAGGAGCAAGTTGAAGAGAATGAGAAAGAAAATGAACTTCCTTTTGAAATAGAGGATGGAGTTCCTTCCCCTATTGACAATAATGGTTCGTTCATTATCTATGCTCCAAATGATATTGAAACTCGTAAGGGGCGAATGGAGGTGGTAACGGGCATTACTCTTAAAGAGGGTTATCGTGGATTGATTGTTCCAATTACATTTAACGCTCTTCATGGTTTGCCTACGGAGTCAGATTATCGCCTACAGCACTCCGATGTGATTTCTACGCATGTAGGGGAGAAGGAGATGGTAAGACTTGTACTCTCCATCAATGATGAAACAATGATACAAGAGCAGACGAACTTCGGTTCACGCTCTCGCTACCTTATCATTCCGAAGGGCTCTCCGCTTGCCGTTCTTTTGATTTTTAAGCTGTGAAATATATAATTGCGGATGGAGGTCTATTCTATAGTATCTCCTTCCGCTCTATCAAGTAAACTATGACAGAAGTTGAACGTAAAATGCGCAGAAGTAAATACGGCAAGACCTACTATCAAAAGCATCGTGAAGCTTGCATCGAAAGAGCCAAAGCTTGGTACAATGCTCATAAAGAGTATCGTAGGCTGTATATGCTTGCGTATAATGGTAAATAGTATTTTTATATGGATGAGTTGGATAAAATTAAAGAGTTGAATACTCAATATAAATTGCTGCGAAATAACGGAATGGTGGTAAAAGTAGACCTCGTAACCAATGTGGGAACTTATGTAGTAAAGAACCCTAACATTATTAGCAAGGTGCTTGACTTGCTTATCCGTGAATCGCAGAAGCAGATAGAAAGTGAGGTGAATACATGATAGGATTGAATGATAGACCAACAAGAGCAAAAAGGGTTGTTGTGGTTCAGTTAAAAGACAAAAAGCCTGAACCTTTCCTTACTTGCCCAGAGATTTATTTAAAGTACGATAAAGAGAAGATTGGCATCTGTCTTAATGCTCTATGGAATGCTCTTGCTAAAGATGGTTGCTACGAGAATAAGAAATGCAAAATCTCTTATCAGAGTATCGAACAATTAAAAACATTGGCATGGGAGTAGGTAATAAAGGGTGTTGTGTACTAAAATATCCTCATTCTATAGATGATGGATTATTAGCTCTGTACGCACAGGGGCTTACCATACCCGAAATTAGTAAAAAGGTAGGTATACCTTATGAAACAGTACGGCGGCGACTAAAAGGAAATGGAGTTAAACCTGCATCACCACGATTTATCGCTAAGTATGGTGAAATCCGTTATTTAGGGCGTTTCCGCTACTGGAGCGAGGAGGAGGAACAGAGATTTATTAGATTATTTCCCTTTCGTACAAATAAAGAAATTGCTAAAATCTTCTGTTGTAATATCAGAACAGTTAAGAATAAGGCTATGTCTCTTGGGTTAAGAAAAGATGCCGTATGGTTGCATGAGTATAGATTATCTTCCATGAAGATTGCTGCCATTATATCCAAATCAAGCTCTAAGAAGTTTAGGTTTAAGGAAGGGAATAAATTCGGACATAAGTTTAAGAAAGGGTTTAAGTACGATAAAGAATTTTGGGAGAAATATAGAAGAGGTGAAGTAGCTTTGCCTTGATATTGAAAGAGAATACGGTGTTTATGATAAAATCAAAAAGTATTATTAATTATGGAAGATATTATAATTAAGAAAGATGGTAATTTCGGTTTTGATGTATGGCAAGGAGACAGACATAGTAATCATCTTGGATATGATGAAATGTTGGGACTTGTTTCAGCCTTAACAATGCCAAAAAATAGACCTTGCCTTCATTGGATGAAAACTAACGAAGAATGGGAAAGACAGGATGGTATTCTTGCAACGGTTATAAAGCAGCCTCTATTTGAAGGAATACGTAAATGCGAGATATGTGGTTGCGAGAAGCCGATAAGTGAATTCTCTAAGTCTTACAAGCATCGTTGCAAAGCTTGCCAAGCTGAGGTGGTGCGTAATAAAAGAAAGGAAAATAAGAATGCAAGGAACTAAGTATAATAATGATGTACCTTACGAAAGAGTAGTGCTTAGAGTGTTAGAAAACTACTCGAAGATGCAAACTAAGCTAACTCGTTATCAGAAGAAGGTTAAAGAGCAAGGTGAGTTGCTCAATAGATTAAACAACAAACACAATGATTACGAGAAGGTCGTTGCTGAGCGTGATGAGCTTCTCCAAAAGAATAAAGAACTTTCTCGCCAATTGAAGATTTACGAAGGTGTGCGCAAATACTTCAATGGTCAAGTCTCAAAATTAGAAACTGATAAATAATATATCAATATGAAGAAGATTTTATCTTGGTGCGGTTCTCATACAGAGCTGCTGTGTGCATTCTTTCTGATGGGATGCTGTCTCAGTAGTGCGGTGAAGGATGGTTGGTCTACGGCGATATTATTCTTGCCGTTTATCGTTATGTGGATATATGTCTATCGCTTAAAGAAATTTATTTGTCGTCTTATCAAAAAGAACGAAGAGTTGAAAGAAGCCAATAAACAGCTTGAAAAGGCTTACGAGGAAAAGACTTTGGCGTTTATCAGAACTGATGATTTGAAGATGCTCTACATCTATAGGTATTTGTTGGCTCAAAATAATGTGGATTTATGTAAACGAAAGATTAATTGTACGAAGTATCTTAAAAGAAGAGAATATTATGAACGTATGATTGAATTTTTCGTTAAGGATATTAAGGCTAAAGAAATGCAATAATGAAGTACGATGAGTTTTTAAAGAAGGAGAGCCAGAAGAAAGGCAGAAGCAAACCACGGCACATTGAATCGCAGATTCAGATTCAGATGGTGAAGTGGTTTCGCTTGCAATATCCTCGCTACATCATTGCCGCCATCCCTAACGGAGGACAACGAAGTGCGCTTGAAGCGAAGATTATGAAAGGTGAGGGCGTTTTGGCTGGTTTCTCCGACCTTATTATTATAGCAAGAGAAAATGTCCTATTTATTGAAGTTAAAACTAAGGACGGAATTCAATCTGATTTGCAAGCCAAATTTCAGTCTGATGTTGAGCGATTAGGCTTTCAGTACAGCATTTGCCGCTCCTTGGATGAGTTTATCTTAACCATCGAGAAATGGTTAAAAGATAAGTTTTCTATGTAAAAATATCCGATTTTCTTAGTTTTGTATTAATATCTATTAAAATATTAATAAAAACACCGAAAAGATTTGTTGGTTTCAAAAGAAATTATTAATTTTGCGGTGTAAATAATTAATAAATAGGTTTAACAATTAAAAGATACAACAATGGAAACAAAGAAAATTGCTCGATTCAGATTTACAGCACTTGCCCATACTTTCGATAGTTGGGATGAAGTCTTAGGTTATTACGAAAGACTTGTGAAGCGAGGTAATTGTGTGGTACTTCCTACTGTTTCATTTTGGGATGGTAAGGTGAGAACCAATAAGTGGCACGCACAGGTTAAAAAGAATGGTAAAATTGAGTTTACAGAAATTGAAAAATAGGAGATACGACAATGATAACAATTATCAATAAATACACAGGCGAGGTTATCACCAAGTATTCAGGTGCTTTGGTAGGTGAATCTACAGAGGATTCTTTTATCGCCAACACAAAGGGTTCGGGTACATTCAGAGGACGTTGGAATGCTATCGTAGAGTATTTTATTCCTCTGAAAGGCTTGAATGCCACTCAATGCCTTCTTAGAAGCCAATACGCTGTGAAGGAATGTATGAAGAAGAAATAATTAACGTTTAAATATAGGAGATACAATTATGGCAGTAGCAGTTAGTACAAAAGGTGTTGAGAATCTTGTCAAGCAGATTAATGCTGCTTATGGCAAGGTGATAGTCACAGCTGAGTTACACTCAGACGGGTGGCTCATCCTCGTAGGTGAGAATCCTATTAAAAATATAGGAAATGCTAGCGAGGCAGTTCGTTACCTTGAAGGTGTGAAGCACGGCATTGAATTAATGAAAGAAGGACTTTAGTTATTAATCGGGCAGCGTAATAGCTGCCCATAAAAAAATAGGAGATACAATTATGGAAATCAAGGTAAATATACCACAAAACGATTATGTTCAACCAACCGAAGTTAGAGAGGAAGTCGTACAGGCAATCTGTAATGCCTTCTTATCTAATAGTTGTTGGGATATTTTTCATCCTTTCTCAGGTGCAAATAATGGTAGCCGACCTGCTACAAGACGTATTAGCTTGAGCAATCCACGCTTTAGTGGACATGCCAATGATAAGGATATGGTTAGAATACATGGATGTGAAATGAAAGCTGCCTTTAAAGCATTGATAAAGGCTGGTTATCACATGTATAAAGTGTATGACTATGGCTCTTGGATGGGTTACGCTTGCGATAAGAAACCTTTCCGTGAGGGGGCATCTGAGGTTCTTACGTTTAACGACTTTATTGATTAAGCTTATGTTTATAGAATTTAAGAATTTAAACGTAGCATACGGGAAGGAATTTCCTTTAGCTACCGTATACCTCAATAAGTGCGATAGTGAGCGTTTTTTAAGAGAACAGGGAATAGCTTTATCTGGTTCTTTTAGCAGCTTTATTTCGCTCATTGCAATCGTTGATAATGTACCACAGAAAGCGAGCAGTAAGATTTTCTTTACTAATTATCGCATTCTTAATAAAGAAGAGGAGAAAGATGCCTTAGATACTCTTAAACGAAGTAATCTTACTATCAATGATAAAGGTTTTATTTCTTTCCTTGATTATAAGAAGATTTGCTTTGAGGTTGATGGAAATATCCTTCCTTATGAAGACTTTTGTAAATACGAATTACCTAAAGGTCAGGTATTTAAAACGGTCTTCGATAATGGTTATTCTTACTACGGCTCTCATCCTTTTAAGGGTGATGCTAAGAAATATGCCGACACAGCTATCAAGGTTGCTGAGAAGCTACGGTATCTTTGGTTCAGTTGGACTATGGGTTTCAGACTTAACAACCTTCTTAACGTAGATGTGGTTTACGGAAAAGACGAAATTTATTCAGTTGTATCTAACACATAATGATTATGGAAGAGATTAAAGAAAAGAAGTTTATCATAGAAGCAAAGGGCGAAGTGCCCTTTGCACAACGCACGGGTGATGGCTACGAGCTATTCAATAACGAACGAACAATGAAGTTCTGTGCGAGAAGGCAACAGATACTGGATAATGAAACGGGTGAACAGAAATCTTGTTTTGCCGTTTTCTGCTTCGTTAAAGAGGATGATGGATGGGTACAAGGTGATAACTATCATCAGACGGAAACCATCACCTCTTTTGTTAAGGATTTGAATATCTCTCCTTATTTTACCAATGCGGTAAAAGAATATCGTGAGCAGATGGATATTACAGAAACATGGAAGGTTAAAAAATGGGAATAGGAGCGATTTTAATCATCATAGGCGCATCCGTTATCTCATTAAGCAGCGTTGTTGCTGTTGGTGCAATGAACGGAAAATTAGAAGGTGTGGTAACTATAAAAGAGAAATTCTTGGTTACTATATTCTTATTCATCTTACTCATAACGGGTTGGGTGTTATTGTATAACGGAATATTAATAATTAATCTGTAATAGAATGGGAAAGAGATTAAGCTTAGAAGATAAAGCTAAAATAGCTAACGGCAATGAACGTCATTGTAGGCAATGCAATCATCGTGTTTGCCCAGATGGTTTACTTAAAGTATGCTCGGAGGCTTTTATTCGAGGGTATAAGAAAGGCTATAAACAAAATCAGAAAGAACAGAAAGAACGTATTGATAAGATACTCCACCCTGTTACTGAGCCTTGTGGTAGTAATGCAATCTTTGTCTTTTTCAGAGACGTAAGAAGTGGTGAGTTACAACCTTATATTGAGGATATGAGAATGCCTGATGCAAAATGTTACCAAGATATAGGTTCAATAAAGTTTTCGCCAGAAAAAGACGAGCCGCAGAAACTACAGATTGCATGGTGTTATCCGAAGGATTTGGTTAAGCTTCTTGGATATGATAAGAAGTATGCCGATTTTGAGCGTATAGCTCTTTCTGAAGGCGCATTCTCTTATCCTCGTGAGGAATATGAGGAAAATCTTCAAAAGTACTCTGCCGTGCGCTATGAACACAAAAAATATTATCATTATCGGAAATTAAAAAAATAGCTTTGTTATGGATAAAAAAGATACTAGTCTAACAGTTATACTTGAAATCGGTGGCAACCTTTGTGGTATGACCATAAAGGATAAGGATGATAAAGTTGTGCTATTCGAGCATTTGTCATTTAGTGAGCAAATTAAGATTCTCAATAGCCTTAGTCAGAATTATAACTGCCTTGTGCGGTTCTTAAAAGAAAAGGAGGGATAAGGTATGAATTTGGTTCTCTTTGTATTGATTATCATATCTGTTGGGGTTACTTTCGGATGTCTTGTGCAAGGTAATAATGATAAGGAGGAGTAAAGTATGGAAGCATCTATTTTATTAGGCAATCATAATGATTGTAAGATTGATACGGGAAGATATGTAGAGACGGACGTTATGGGTTGGAAAGCCACTATCTATGTACCGAGTGGCATTGATAATGAGCAGATACAGAAAGCCCTTGATTACGCTTATTCTACTCTCTGTCAGAGTTGCTACATGGAGTTTATCTTGGCAGACAACTTCCTTCTTATTTCTAAGGAGGTCTTTGATAAGAAGAAAGTGTTTAAGTTCAATCTTAAAAAGCACTTTACTGAATGCCAAACATCTATTCGTGATACGATGAAGTTGTATGAGCGAAATATGGATGAAGACTACTATAATGAGTATTCTACTTATCTTTGGGATTTGATTAAGGATAAGGTTGAGAAGTTGCGTAAGATGATTGAAAATAAGCTCCGCAATCTTAAATGCAAATACAACCCTTATCTCAGTTCTTATGCCATTACTATTCAGAATCTCGTACAGCAGATTAATGATACTCATAAACACGTTATGGAGATTACCGAAAGGGAGTATGGAGTTGATATTGCTCCAAGCTACGAAAATTATCGGGCTAAAATGGCATTCACGCAAGCGGATAATTGTCTGTACGACATCATGCACGATGAAGCAGAGAAATTCCGTGATAATATCGTTAAAGATAAGAAGGTTATCGCCGTATGGTCTGATATAACAAGAACTCTCTATGACCCTATCAACGCAAAGAAGGCTCGTTTCTCGGCTTTCTATAGCATGCCTGAGGAAACGCAAGCTCTCTATAATTTGCGAGAGGAGGATGGCTTCTGCGAGCCTAAAGACGGTACTAAGAAATTCAAGAAAGGAGCGTAGGGTATGGAGTTAGATAATATTTACTTCGGAGATTGCATTAACCTTATGCGTGATATTCCTGATAAAAGCATAGATTTATGTGTTACTGACGCACCATATCTCCATAATAAATCGCCACTTAGTCCTACGTATGATGGGAGTGAATGGAATCAGAAAAGTTCCTTTGGAAAATCGGAGCTTTATAAATATGGTGGTGATATGATGGGAGGGATGAGTTGTTTCGGCGAAGAAGAAATAGATAAGTTCCTTGATGCATTAAAGCCGAAAATGAAGATAATGAATGCTTATATGTTCTGTTCGGAAGAACAGGTACCGTATTATTGTAACTGGGCAAATAAGAATAGCCTGATGTTTACAATACTCGTCTGGGAGAAGCCGTTATCTATCATTAACAAAAATCGTTTTTCGCAGAACCTGGAGTACATAGTAAGAGTGTATGATTACGGTACTGCTCTTAATCGGTTAAATAATAACTTGTATTATAATCGGGTAAAGAAAGAAAAACCGATTAACGGGAAAAGTAAGAATCATCCAACAGAAAAACCTGTCTCAATTATGCAAGAGTTTGTTGAACTGAGCAGTAATGAGGGTGATGTGGTCTTGGATGCGTTCTGTGGCTCTGGTACGCTTGCGATAGCGTGCATTAATACCAACAGACATTTCATTTGCTTTGAGAAGAATAAAAAATTCTTTGATATTGCTAAGAAACGGGTTAAAGAACGGAAGCAACAACAAACAATTTGGTAATTAGTTTTAGGTATGGATAAGAAGGATATGCGTAAGCTGATGCACTATGCACGTATTCGTGCTAAGTACAGAGGGTTGAAATTATCGCAAATCACAGTTGAAGAGTGTATTAAGGATATGCGCTTTTGGGAAAAAGAGATTTTTGCGTATGCGTTATCAAGATACCTTGAAGGATAGAATGATCCTCATTTTATCTTAATATATATGTTGTATCTCTTTGGGGGCGGCGGTCTCGGCTGCTGCTCCCTTCTATAAGTATAATAAGTTTATCAAGGTAAAGAAATAAGTCGCTGATTCTTAGCAAGAAAGCTATTAAACTCTATTAATTCCGATTTATTTCTATTAAAACCAAAAATAGTTGGAGAAAAAGTTGGTAGTTCGCAGATTTCTTTTTAATTTTGCGGCGTTCAATAAATAATTGTGGCGAGGTTGGAAGCTCTGCCGCATCAAGGTAGGGCATTTTTTATGCTCGCTTCTTAATGGATTACGATATACGTGTATCGCTCCCCTTGGGTGTATTGTAATGGTGCATCCGTGCTTTCCACAATTAGGCATTGAACAAAGGGGTAAAGCGGTACACTCTTTTTGTTGTATCAACCCCACAAGTTGTTAATGTTCAAAAATAATTGTAAGATGAACGATGTGCAAATTTTTAACTCTCCTATGTTTGGAGACCTCCGTGTTGTTCGGGATGAGAAAGGCGAACTGCTTTTCTGTCTAAAGGATGTTTGTAATTCACTCGAATTACAAGTTACAAAGGTAAAGGATAGACTTACCCCCTACCTCCCTACTATTAAGGTAGGGGTAGTAACTGGCAAGAAGTCTGATGGTTCAGATTCTATTCAGTATATAGATATGTACTTTATTACCGAGCCAGACCTTTATCGTGTAATTTTTCAATCTCGCAAGTCTTCCGCTCGCAAGTTCCAAGATTGGGTTTTTGAAGAGGTGTTACCTACTCTTCGTAAGGAGGGTTCTTACTCTATGACGCAATCTAAGCAGCCTTTGGCAAGCTATCAGATTGAAGACCCTATAGAGCGTGCAAAGCGTTGGATAGAGGAGCAGCAGCACACAAGAGCACTTGAAGTTCAGACCGAACAACAGGCACAGACCATCGGCATTCAGCAGAAAGAACTGACTGTTGCCGCACCAAAGGTAAAGTACTACGATGATACACTTGCATCAACGGACTGCCTTACCACCACACAAGTTGCTGATGACCTCGGTATCAGCGCAAGAGCACTCAATCAACAACTTTCCAATGCAGGTATTCAATACTTTCAATCAGGTTCTTGGCATTTGAAGGGCAAGTACCGTGAATGGCAGCTCGCAAGCACCCGAACCTACAATTATATCAAGGGTGATGGTACTGCGGGCACAAAAGTAAACCTTGTATGGAATCAACGTGGCAAGCGTTTTATTCTTGCTCTCTATAACAACGACTTTAATGTGAAGGATGCCATCGCTGAAATCAACGGCGAAAAGAGAGCTGCGCTTGTATCTAAAAACAATCAGTCTAACTTTTAATTGAATAGGAGAAATCAAAAATGGATAATCGGAATATGATGATAGAGGTAACAGTTGATAATGATGCTACTCAGCGGTGTGTCGGTTTGCTCAAAGAGCTTATGGCGGTACAGGAAAAAGCTATGAAGTTCTTGGTATCTGAGGGTATTGATGATAGCAATGAGGGTATGATGATTGCCGAAGGTATCGGTAACGCCGTGAAAGCCTTTGGTGGCGTACTGCCAGAGGGCATCTATAATAATGTACTCGGTATTGAGGTTTAACGTTATGCGTGAGTAGGAGATACGCAATACAACAAGGTGTAAATAATTATGGAGATACAAATATAAAAGGCAGTACTTTGAGATACGTGCTGCCTTTATTTTGTTTATATATAATCTCTGTATTTTTCCTGTTATTTACAGAAAAAGCGATACCTTTGTCATGGTAAACAAAATATGAAATTATGGCAAAAGTGCAATTGCAAATTAAGGGTATTGAAGCCCTCAAAAAGAAACTGATGGAGCGAAGAGAGATAATGATTAATTATCTTACACACGCTATGTCTGAATTGGGCGAGCGTGCTGTTACCTATTCTAAGGATAACAAAGGCTACCAAGACCACACCGCAAACTTGAAGAATACCATTGATTATGCTTTATTTCTTGATGGCGAACTTATATGCGTTGGCGACCACAAAGAATTGCATGGAACAGAAAAAGATAAGGCTCATTTTATTTCAGATGCAGCAGTTAAGTATGCCCAACAGCAAGGTATTATTGCTCAAAAAGGCTATTCTCTTGTAATAGCCTCAGGTGTTGATTATGGTCAACACGTAGAAAATAAGGGTTATAACGTATTGTATCTAACAAAGTTTTTCCTTAAAGATGAAATGAAGAAGATAATACTTGAAGCCGTAGAGAATGCGAAGCAAAGTAATTAAGAGTGAGCTAACGACCCACTCTTAGTTTTAGTATAGATGTCCGTAATTCTTATAAGAAAGGCAGGGCACTATTTGCGCTCTGCCTTTTCTTTTTCTCTTTGCTTTCGTTCAGCCCTTGCGAGCCGAATCTCTTCATTAATCTCGTCCATCGTCATATTGACGTTATTCTTCCTTGCTTCTTCTATGAGAGCATTGAAGTTCTCTAAAGCCTTCTTCTTTTCTTCTTCTGTCATTACATTTTCTTTATTTTTTCGATATATGGCTTAAATATACCTTGAAGTTTATTATATGTCTCTAATATCCAAGCGAATATAGGCTCCCACTTATCTTGCTCATATCCACCATATTCATAGTTTGTAGCCATTATCACACTTGTTTTATTATCTTCTGCCAAGTTCCATTGTAGTGCAGGTTTCCCGAATGTCTCATTGATAGCTTCCTTATCTTTTTCTATCAGCTTATAATGCTTTTTATTCTCAGCCTTATCTGAGCCATCAAGCAACAAGCGGACAGAAGCAGAACCTTTGCGTACAAAAAGGTCATAATGAGCTTTTGATGTTCCCGTTGAGATATTCATCCAATGATAACTTTGTGGCATCTTTTGGAAGTCTGCTCCGTTCTTGCTTGCGTATTCATTGAATGCCGTCCAAAACTTCATTAATCGCTGTTCTGTGTCTGATTTCGGCGAAGCTTCGCCCTTCTCGTATGGTGGTGCGCATACAATATCAAACAGTATGCCTACTTTTGAGTTGCCGACACTCACGGCAGTTGCTTCAATCAGATAGAAGTTGCATTGAATGGTTGAATCATTCAGCATCTGAATGGCACTGATATGCTCTGCTCTTGCTTTCTCAACTATCCATACGGCGTAATCAGCGTTATAGTGCGCAGCATAAGTTATTACCTTGCCCAAATGGTCGGAATCGCTATCGCCAAACTGATTCTCTATGATGATGCTTTTCTCTCCATCATCGCCAGCTTTGGCTACAATATCAACTTTCATCGTCTCCAGTTTATGCTCACGCTCTGCTTCTGAGATATTGATTTCCAACTTCTCTGATAGTACACCGATATTCTTTGTAAGCCAAGGCGTGAACCCTGATGCTTCACCCTCAAAGATTTCCTTTAATGGATGAGTATTTATCTGCTCTATCTCTTTCATTGTTATTTATCCATACAAGGAATTTTCATTTCCCACAATGATACTCTTTCAAATTGTTTCGCAAGGATTCTTATATATCCACGACCTTCTTTTAGGTATTTTACTACCTCTCCTTTCTTAAACATTCCAGGTGATGCCGTTTTAGGATTTCCACTCTCCAAGAACATAGTTATCTTCTGTTTCTTTTTGAGCTGCCCATTCTCATCATAATATCCAAATGTAGCCACAAAGGAGTTATTCTTATCGTAATCAAAGATACCTTCATTGCAAATGATTCTAAAATCATTTTTATAATGAGACCAGAAGATAAAAGTATTCTTCTCTTCATCCTCATACATAAATGATACATACTCTTTTGTTCCTCTTAGTTCATCTGCCTTATGTAAAGTACTCGACCACTCTTGTGCGAATGTTTGCATCGTAAAGAATAGCATAGCTCCGATAAATAAAAGCTTCTTCATATTCTATATCTCCTATATTAATATTTATAAATTGTACAATACCTACTTAAAACACGCTCTGCGGCATTATCTTTTCCTTGCTTGGTATATACTAAGGCAAGGCGAAGATAACCCGTTCTGCGCAAGCAACCGAGGTACATCAGCCGCTCGTAGCAATATGTGGCTCTGCTTAGTATTCCATCACGGAGGTAGCGTTGAGCCATTGCCGCCAACTCCTTTGGTGATGCGTTATAAATCTGTGTCATAACTCGTCTGATTTGGTTATGTATGCAAAGGTAGCGAAAAAATGAATACTATATATTTATATTGCATTTTTTATATTAATATAACCTTAATTTACATATCAATATATTAAAAGCTATTAAAATACTAATAAAAACACCGAAAAGATTTGGTGGTTTCAAAAGAAATTATTAATTTTGCGGTGTAGATAATTAATAAATAGGTTTAACAATTAAATTATAGGAGATACAACAATGAAAGTTACAATGATTAACGGAAAGGTAGTAGAGGCTAACGTTTTTGATTACGTTGCTCAGATTTACGAAGGTGGTAAATGGCAGACAGTTGCCGTTAACTCTGATTACAATGAAGCTGAAAAGAAACGTAAAGAGTATGCCGTAAAGGGCTGCTATACAAGAACAGAACAGCTTTACTAATTAATGATATATAGGAGATACGACAATGAATAAGTACGCAGAATTAAAGAAGAAGCATCAGAAAGAGCTTAATAAATTGCCCATGAAAGCAGCTTTTGGTAAAGAGCAGTTTAAGAAAATGATGGAAGAGTGGGGGCTTACCACCAACGCCGAAGATATTAGTAAGATTGATATGCTCGTTGGTGGTTGCTATTGCTTAAAGAAAGATACCCATCTTTTCGAGGAGCACTTTCAGAGAACACAGAAAGAGCTTAAAGAGTTCTTAAAGGATGGTGATAATCTTAAATCAGCATTCAAATATGAGTTCGCTAACCATGAATGCGGATATACATATACACCTCAAGATGCGCTTCCACCGCTTAATCTTACCTATGAAGAGGTTGAGAAGAATGAGCGTTTAAATAGGGTCTTTAACGAGGCTTGGTGTGAATATTTAGATGAATGTGAATAAGATATGTATAAAGAAGGCGATATTTTAACATTGGAGAATGATTGGAGAGGAGAACATTGCGTCTTCATCCTACATAAAGTACATAACGAAGATTGGATAGAAGCTCACGCTAAGTATTCTTTCATATTCGAAAAATTAGGGATAGGGGCAGGCAATACCTCTACGAATGTAAAGTACTCTACAGGGTATCTAAGGAAAGCAAATGATACAGAAAGAGACTACTTATTAGGGATAATGAAGGATAAGGGCTATTCTTATGATTTTAAGAAGAATAAACTGCTACATTCATTCAATTATGAAAAAGGAAGAGATTAAGATAAATGAGCATTGTGAGCACTATTTCTTAGGCTTCTGCCACTTCTATTTAGGTGGCTGCTGCTCTGGTATTAAATGCGGATATAAATAATTAAGATTATGACAAAGTTTATTGAGGTAAAGTATAAAGGGCATTGTACCCTTGTTAATATAGATAATATCGCTTACGTTGAACCTTCACGGAATGGCGATATAGCAACATCTATAAAGCTTAATTGCAAGACCACACCAACGGGCGGTCAAGTGATTCCCTGCGAGGATGATTATCACACATTCTTGGAGAGATTGAAAAACCTTGTTATCGTTGATAAAGCTGAGTAAGATATGAGAGCATTTGACGTACTTTTAGCCTTATTCGGCAACGTTATGCTCGAAATGGAGTATAAGATAATCAAGTATAATTAGCTTATGGCTCGTTTTGCTCTCAGAAATCAGGAGAAGATAAAGCAAGCATTCGGGGAAGAAAGGTTGGATGAGCTTCTGAAAGCATTGAAGCTGTATTCAGCCAAGTACCCGAAATTATCGTTAAACACAATCATCGAAGAGGGTAAGCCTTATCCTTCTTTCGTAGTTGATAAGGTAGCCGTATTATATGTAACTCGCCTGATGTATGACGTTTATCACGTTGCTTTAAAGGAGTTCTTATAAACAAAAAGCACCGTCCTCGGAGATACGAATGAGGACGATGCTAGATGTAAATAATTATTATGTTTAACGTTGTGAGTACATAGGAGATACGCACTCGATACAACAATTAATGCAAAAGTAATAAAAAATATTTGGTTATCTGAATATTTCTTCGTAAATTTGCGAATAATTAACATTAAAATAGGAGATACAGCTATGATAGGAGCAATTATAGGAGATATTGTAGGCTCTAAATATGAGTTTAATAACACATTTTATTATAACTTTAAACTATTTGACAAAGGTTGTAATTTTACAGATGATACTATCTGTACAATAGCTATTGCTGATGCAATATTACAAGCAAAAGATGGGATACCAGATGCGTCAGATTTCAGAGAATCGCTTCTTAAATGGTGTAGGCGTTATCCAAATCCGATGGGAGGATATGGCTGTGGTTTCTCTAATTGGCTTACAAGTAAGCACCCAGAGCCTTATGATAGTTTTGGAAATGGAGCAGCTATGAGAGTTAGTCCTGTGAGTTGGGCGTTCGAAAATAATGTTGATGCTGTTCGTCAGGCAATGATGAGTGCAAAGGTGTCACATAGTCACGTTGAAGGAATGATAGGTGCTGCTGCGGTAGCAGATTGTATCTGTGATTTAAGAGTATTTAAAAGAAAAAGTTTTATTAAGACAGCAGCGATATTATATTATGGCTCTGATTGGGATAAGAATCTTATTCCAAGAGGAAAATGGGCAGAAACTTGCCAAGAATGCGTTCCACTCGCCTTTAAAATAGTCCTTAATAGTGATAGCTTCGAGGATGCAATCAGAAATGCTGTATCATACGGCGGTGATAGCGATACGATGGGAGCAATCGTTGGTTCAATCGCTCAGCCACTCTTCGGCATTCCACAAGAAATGAAGGAAAAAGCATTGAATTATCTTCCTTTGGATATGAAGGATGTAGTAATTAAATTTATTTATAGATATGGCGAATAAGAAAGATTTAATCAAGTTCTGCCGATACTTCAAAGGTGAAGCAGAGCCATCAAAAGAAACAAATGTATTGTTCTGGGAGTATGAAAAGGTTTGGGTAGAGCTATCAGAAAATCCAAAGGAAGATAGTGAAAACTTTAAAATGGTTGGTAATTGGCTTGATGATTATTTGCGTGCTGGTCTTAGTTTATTTAAGAACGATGATGGCGTTCCTATTACCTTAAAAGCTCTTTTATTCAATCGTTATACACACTGGATGCAAACAAACGATGGCTTTAAGGAGTGGTACATAAATCAATACAAACAAGAAAAGGAGTGAGAAATCACCCCTTTTTTTATAATAATGGATGTTTATCATATCCGATAACCTCCATATCCACATAAACATTACCGTATGGCGTAACTTCAACCTTTGTTATTCTAAATCTCGTTCCAAGCTGTAAGATAGTCTCGTTCTCGTAACCAAACTGCGAATGAGGTGAAGCGTAGAATGCCTTTGTTCCTTTAGGACAATATATATTAAAGATAGTTCCACTAAATCCTGTGCCTTTTGCTGTTCCACAAGAGCAGAAACTCCAGTCGGTAACCTCTTTTCCAACAAACTTTTGTAAGTCTGCTTTTGATAGATTTTTTACACCAAAGAAGCCTTCAACTCCTTCCCAATTTTCATTACCTCGCTGTAGCCACATATCTTTCTTAGTTACGCTCTTTTCAAGTGCAGAATAAAGAGATTTTATGTGGTCTTCACCATATTCTCTATCCAAAGGTACGTTTCCAACTCCTTTATAATGAGACCATCCCCAACTGCCATCATATCCTCGCAAAGGTCTATTCATGTGTCCGCTACCTCCCGTGTATGCTCTACAACCAACGTGCTCTTCTTTTGTCATAACATTATTCCAAAAAGCATTACTCTCGGCATCAAATAACTTATGACTCTCGGTTGAGGATTTACACCAAATAGCAGCATTCTTTCTTGTTTGCGAGTAAGCATCTGTATCAAACGGAATAGAGCCATTGCTTTTGATACCTCTTTTTGCTTTGAGGTTCATTAGTTGTTGTCTCTTGGCTTCGGTGTCTGATAGAAGTTGTTGTGCGAGTGCCATATCTTTTGCATTGATAGCGTTTTCAAGGTCGTATAGCATTTTATGGTAAACCTTGCTTTGCGTATTGTAGGTTTTAACATCAGCAAGTTTAGTACTGATATTTGCCCAATCAATAGCATCTTTAACCTCGCCAAGTTTCTTTATATATGCCGCTTGCGATACCTTCCATGTAGCATACTTCTGTTGAACCCCGTGCATATTTCCACCAAGGAAATCAACTGCCTCAAATTGCAATTTGCTAACTTGCTTTTCAAGCGTCAAGCTTTGCCATTGAGCCAACTTCGCCTCTACGGCATCATATACTCCGTGCAATTCCTTTGACGTGAACTGCTTATGCCACTTATTGACATCAGGGATGAGAGCGGAAAGTGATAGTTCATCCTTTTTAATGGCAGAAATGGCGTTTGCGAGCGTTTTTGCTTCTTTCCTAGCCAATGTATAGTTAGCAGACTTTAATGCGCTTAGAACGGCAGAAACATCGGTCTCTCCGTAATTAGCAGCCACCTTCATAACATTCATTGCAACCTTGCGGTCAGTCCATGCAAGTTTAGTCTGATAACCTCGCTTGAATCTATCAAACAAAGAAGCTATCTCAGAAGCACTCTTTTTGTCCTTGATTGCGTAGCGGATAGCATAGTACCGTTCAAAGAGGTCTTGGCTCTTTATATCCGTAACAGATTTACTACCGAGCAGATTATGAACCAAGCCATTGTAATAGTCACGTCTATGCTTATCCCATCGGCTCTGTATTTTATCTATTTGCTCCTTAGTTCTAAGGGCGTGGCGTTCCTTTGCCTTCGCAAGTATAAGCTCCTTAGAAGAAACCGACTTTAACCCCAATTTCTTGCGGTCTAACGGGCTTAAAAGATGTGCCCAATACTTTGTATTATCTTGTAAGTGCCAAGCCAATTTACCCTTCATTCCTGCCTTCACGATAGCTTCGGAGTTATCCTTGATGTACTGATTGTACTTTTCGGGCATAGTAAGCACGGCAAAAGGGGATACGTAGTTACTCATATCCTCGCCAGCCATCAAGCGTTTATAAAACTCCTTTTTCTCATCGCCTTGTATAGTGATAGGGTCTGAGGTGCAGATACATTGAGGATGCCAAGAAATCCATACATAATCTTTCGGGTAGCGACCTTCAAGGTCGTTGCATATATCATCAATATTATGCTGTGGTGATACGTGAATATACTGACCGATAACGAATGGTTCTTTCTGCCATCGCTCATTTCTTGCCTTATGATATGCGGAATTTATCTCAGTTCTTGCTACTCTGAGAGCGTTCTTTCTCGCCGAGCGGTAAACACCCATGCCTACCTTCTCCAAAGGCTCTTCAATAAAGCGCACCTTGCCGTCAATGATTCTACGTCTGCGCCAAGTCACCACATCTTTCTTCTTTCCGTTCTTCTGAACCTTGATGGTATGATAACGGCGATACATCATATCTGGGTCGTTAAGGTATCTGCGAATACTCTTGCCGATTTCCTCTGCTGATGAGCCTTGTTTGATCCCGTCCGCAATGGTGTTGCTCATAGCCATTTCAAACTCACTCTTCGTCTGTTGGCAGTAGTTCCAAACAGTCTGAGCGAGATTCAATCCGTTCTTTGTTTTCAAACGATTTGCAATAAACGTGGCTGCGGCGGTATCTCTTGCAACCCTTATAGCTTTATCAGTAAGCACGGAATAACCGCCTATAACCATCTCATCGTGGTTATACGCCAACGCTACACCATCGGTGATGCCGCTCTTATAACAAAGAAGGCTATTCTGATAGTAATCATTAAAGATGTCGTTCAAACGAGCCTTTAACTGCGGAAAGTTATCAAAGTTAAAAAGCGCATCATCTTCGAGCACATCTTCTCCATAGCCAAGAGAGGTGAGCTTCTTGACATAATCGCTGTATAATCTGCCCAACCGCTTATTATAAACGGCGAACAGATTATTCAGTTGTTCTTTCTGCTGTTTTGATGTGAGCTTCTTTGACATAGTTATTCTTCTTCCTCTTCTTCATTGGAAACTGACTGACTTCCACTTGCGGCACTACCAAGTCCCGAAAGGGCTGCTTGCTGCGCCAACGCTTCTTCCTGTTCACTCTTCATTTCTTCCTCAACCTTATCAGGGTCATCATTGAGAGGATTAAGCTCGATAGCACGGCGATTAGAGGTAGATTTCGCACCACCATTGGATGAAGTGATAAGTTGCAACATTTCAACATCATTCTTTGGCAGATATGGCTTGAATACTGGCTCAAAGTCAATCTGCTCAGCAACACTCTGGTCGATACCCTTTACGTAAACTCCCGTATTACAGATGCCGTTAGCTACGATATTCGAGCGGCGAGTGAACATTTCACCGAACATTTCTGTCTTCAAATCCGCTTTCATATAAGGAGCGGTGAACATCAAACGGATAGCCGCACCCGAGGTGTTGCTGCCCAAAGTCTTCATATTCTCAAAGCTGATGTCGGCTGTTGAAGTGAACGAGTAGATGATATTAAAGAGATAAGCAATTTCTCCCTTTACACTCTCAGGTGACTTATCCCAAGAAAGAACGTTCATACTTGAATCGTTACCACCTACGAATACAGCACCTTGCTCGCCCTTCTCAGCAAAGCCTTCCAAACGACCCTTGATAAAGTATTTAGGTGTCCCGAAATAGTCATTTGTATCACCCCAATTAGAGATACAAGTCTCCACTCTATCAATAGCCCATTGAACATCTTCCCACTCTGCTTGGTCTTGTCTATAGTAAACGACAGGAACTTTCGTGAAGCCATGAGGTAGGGCAGAGATAAGCTTCCATCCTGCGCCATCAATATTAGTGTACTGATAGCACAATCTATCTGTATATACATCAAAATGTAGCTCAGATTTTCCAAGCTCATCATATACATAGTACTCACGGGCGAAGCCATCCATGATATGGAAATCGTTGAAATGAGGGTAGAGCTTATCGCCGTTTGAAGGTGAAAGCAACTGAACTCGGATTTCGCCTCGAAGCTTTCCCTCTGCGTCTGTTGGCATATACCATAACTCGGCGCACTCACATTCCTTGAAGAGGGTACGGGCAAGTCGCTTATCGAAGTACTTCATCTTGTTGTCGTGATAGCAATGCATGATGCCGTCATATAGCTTCTGCTGCTTATCATTCATCTTCTTTATATCAACACCATGTGCCGTAGCTTTATAGGTAACGGCATTCATAAGCAAGAAACCTACAGTAAGATTTACGATTGACTTCTGAGCTGGGATAGCGATTCTTACTGGCTCAACTTTCTTATCCTTATAAATCGGTTTCTGTGTGATAGGGTCATACTGACCCGTAGGTACTTTAATTCGCTTCTTAGGACGGAAATCCTCATCAAAGATTTTATGCTTTGATGGATTCCATTGGTCTTCAAGCACACTCAGTGGTGTCTTAAAGCCTTTCTTTCTTGCTGTCAATACCGAGCGGACTGTGCTCGCATCTTGTGCTACTATCTGTTCTATTGCTCTCATATATGAATATTTTTTGTTATAACAAGGGCAAAGTTAGTAATAATATAACTTATATAGGCATGAAGAAGGAACCATGTGTAAACAAAAGAAAAACGCCTATTTCGGCAGTCTTCCAATGTGCCAATGATTGCACTCACTACAAAGATATGCGGAGTAACCGAGTAGCCGCTTTTTCTTTATGTATCTTGCGGCTACCTTCTCATTATCAAAGGATAATTTGGCTACTCCTCTGCTATTATAGTGGGAGCGTTTACGATGATGCTCCCTTGGTTGTTTATCATATATTCGTTTCATAAGCTTTTCGATTTCACCCCATCAGACCGAGAATGTCGGCGGCTTGCATTCCGCTGCCATAATCGCCCAATAACTTCTCCATGACAACATATCGGCATGCGTCTATAGCGTGGTTATACATATCTATAGGCTCATTAAGCCACTTTCCTTCCTTGTCTTGGCGGTAGGTATAATTGTTAAATTCCCTTCTTACATTTGTAGAGCGTTTTGTTATATGAATTGTGTATTCTTGCATCTTCATAATACTAGCTTGAATAGAACCTGCGAACTTCTTCACAGGTTTTATATCAATACCAGCATTATAGATTTCATCAATCAGACGAGGGTCAGCACTCTCTGATATTACCTCAATATTTTTTTTATCCTCTTTCAATACCCTAATAATATCAGAAGCAAGCATTTCTGTCTGATAGCATATTTCATCTATATAGATAATCTTTCCGTAGATATACACATCAACAATCGCCGTAGGGTCATTGGAGTAACCGAAGTCAATACCTCTGTATCGGTGTCTGTGCGCTTGTATAGGAATATAATCATCAACAACTACATTCTTAAAAATCAAGCCCTCAACCATAGAGCGCAATCCCAAACCATAAATACGCCAAAGGCTCGGATTCTTCCATTTAAGGCTCTCAATCTCAGCGATAACCTTTGGTTCGAGAAAAGGGTTGTCCTTATAGGTGGATATAAACCAATAAGTGCTTTTCTCCTCATTTACCTGATTTATCCAATGGTCTTCTGAGAAGGAAGGGTTATAATCAAGGATAGAGAACTCCGTGGTACGCATCTGAAGCTGCTGCCATTCGATGAAAGAAAGCTCATTTGCCTCATTTACGAAAAGTATCTTACGTTTAGAACCACGCACCTTCTGCTCATTATCGGTGGAGAAGAACTCAATCCAAGAGCCGTTTGGGAAGGTATAAACGAACTCCGATTTATTCATGCACTTATCATCCCACCAACCAAAGTTGAGCATTATATCTTTGAAATCACGATAGACAGTTCGTTTAATGGAAGGCATACCAGCACGAATGATGGAAACGGTCGTTCCAGCATAGTTGAAGCAAAGCATACAAAGGAACTGCACAACGCTATACGTTTTGGCACTACGACTTGAGCCTTGAAGAGAGCAAGTTGTGAACCCTGCTTCTTTCGCTGCCTTTACCCTCATGTAGTTCTTTGCTAAATATACGTGCGGCATATCTCTATTATCCTTTATCTGCTCTTATTTCTTTATCTCATCAACTGTGACTAAGGTATCGTTGTGCGAACCGCCATGTGCTACGATAAGAATCTCTTTACATACCGCTCCGTTACATTTTCCTATTCCTTGTGTATTCCAACCACAAGAAATACAGATACCTTCATTCTTTAATATTCTTGCAATCTCCTTCTTACATAAAGACCAATATTTGGCATTAGAGACATTTATCTCCAATTTCTCTTTGCCAAAATCCTTATATAGCAAAGATGCTTGTGTAACACTATAAGGTGGGTCGTATAATACCATATCAGCAGAGTTGGATTTCTGCCCTTGAAGGAACTTTAATGCGTCAAGGTGATACTGAGTATCACAGTTCGGATTTAAGTCATTGCGAATTGTTCCGAGCTTGCAATCCTTTGCGAATGGGTCAATAATAACACCACCTTTATTATATTTATCAAAAAGTTCTTTGATTGGCTTTATACCGAAAGTATCACCACTTGGCATAGCCCATTTCTTCTGTATTTCCATATATTTATTCTCCTATATTTTTATCTGGCTCAGCATCCTTCTTTTCTTTCTCTTTCTGAATCTCAGCGAGAATCTTCTGATACTCTTCATTATTGGTAACAACATGTACTTGCAATGGGTCTTGCTTAATCTGCTCGCCCTTGCTTGTAAGGTCAATGCGCTGAATCTTTCCGTAGGCTCTATCAATAACTCTTTCGAGCACATCAAGCCCTTTCTTATCAAGTATTCCCTTGGCAATAATGCGTTGCATCATCGGGCGTGACTTATCTGTCAACACCGCCTCCAATTCGGCTTGGGGCAGGGTAGCGATATACAGAAAAGACTCTGCGATAATCTGAGAGGAAGGCACTTCGTAGCCCTTCTCCTTCATTTCTTCGATGAACAATGACATCGTCTTAGGCTTTGGTGGTCTGCCCTTCGGGTTGCCAACTCCACCTTTCTTAAACTTACCTTTTTCAAGGTTTGCAAGCTGTTTCTTTCGCTTGCTTTCATCTCTTGATAATGGCATATTAATAACTTTTATTCCTAATTTATTCCCAACAATAGCTTTTATTTAAGAAAAGCATCTTTATTCTCTTTTTCCTCTGCTGCCATTTCTCGGCACATTTTCAGTACATTAAAGTACTCTCCAAGATTGTTGTTATAGAGCAGCTTTGCTATCTGCTGTACAAAAGATGACTTGCGTCCATCTTGTTGCAAAGTCACTATCTGGCTCGCTGGCATCATCAAGAACTGCTCCATGATTTCAACCTTTTCCTTAGAGGAAAGAAGCTTCTTGGTAGGAAGCAGAAACCCCACTTCCTCCAAGATTTGTGTTTTGACTGACTTAACCTTCATACTTATCACCATTTACGAGGTTCATAAACTCAGCCCTCACTTGTGGGTCGTCTTTGAATGCACCTTCAAGGTAAGAAGAGGTCATAATGCCCTTCTTCTTTGCACCTCTGAACTCTTTGCAAGAATGATGACCCTTCATCACGAGAGCAATACCAAGTGGTGGGTATTCGCTACCGAGAGCATCTTTCAGCATATCTACGATGTCGTGTACCAATCGTTCCTGTATCTGTAAGCGAGCGGAGCAGTAATCAACTACACGACCTATCTTAGAGATACCGAGAATCTTTCCCTTTGGATTCGGAATATATGCGAACCAATACTTGCCCCAAAACCAAACACAATGATGCTCGCAGTTTGAATGGAAATCGCCTTGGTCGATAACCATGTTATCATAGATGATACCGTCATCATTGTTATCAAAGGTGGTAATCTTCGGCTTCTGTGAAGGGTCATAACCTCTGAATATTTCTTTCCACATTCTGATAATGCGGTCAGGTGTGCCCTCTAAGCCCTTGCGGTTAGGGTCTTCACCGATATACTCCAAGAGTTCTTTGATATGCTTTTCTGCTGTTTCTTTTGTAATCTTAGCCATATTATTTACCTTTCCAATATTCTTTATAATCTTGCTTCTCCTCCTCATTAGGCTCATATACCTCATAAGAAGTACCGCATTGCATACAATGATAGTAATCAACTACGGAATCATCATCCTCGCTGCGGTCACCTGATGAATCCCAACAAAGTTTCCCACCGCAATAAAAGCAGATAGGACGATACTTTGTCGGGGTTTTCTTTTTATTCTTGCTCATAGGCGAAATGATTTATTTCACGTTGAGAATCTTCTGCTGCTGTAAGGAAAGCCGCCATTTAGGGTTAGCCTCTACGAAAGCAACTGTTTGTTTCAGAATCTCAGCATTCTTCTTCGCATCGCCTGTATCACAAGGCTGAACGTAGTAATAATCTGCATCAATACCACAATCGGTAATCTCGTGCTCACCATCAAAGACAATCTTTACCTCGGTAGCAACCTTAATGATAGGTTCTGCGCCCTTAACGAATAAGCACTTAGGAGAGCAAGTAACCCAGTTGATACCACCTGGAATCTTGTGCGTTCCGTTGGTCTCCACAGCAATATAGTAGCCCCAATTTTGGAGAAGAGTAGTAAGCTCCTCATCCACTTGCAATGTAGGCTCACCGCCCGTAAAGACAACGAACTTGCAATCAGGTGAGAGCAACTGAATCTTATTCAGAATATCAATAGCTCCCATTTCCTCATACTTCTTAAAATCAGTATCACAGAAAGGACACTTCAAGTTACAACCCGAGAAGCGGACGAAGATAGCCGCTCTACCTGCATGTCTTCCCTCACCTTGGATAGAGTAGAAGATTTCGTTTACTTTATACTTAGCCATTAGAGAGCCTCCTTTCCGTCAATCTTATCATCGTCACAATAAACGGCGATATTGCCTTCACTCTCCTGTACCTTTGCCTTGTAGCACTCTGAGAACTGCTTAGTAACCCACTTAGCAATATTCTCAGCGGTAGGATTGAATAGCAAAAGCTCATTAAGATTTCCGTGGTCGAGATAACCATGAATCTTCTGTTTAAGATGCTTAAAATCCATCACCATACCATCTTTGTTTAGCTTTTCAGCCTTGCAGTAGACAGTAATAATCCAATTATGCCCATGAAGGTTGGCGCACTTGCTTTCATAAGAGAGATTCAGCTTATGACAAGCGGCAATCTCCATTCTTTTTGAAACGTAATACATAATTTTTCTTCCTTTTATTTTGTTATTTCAATTTTTATTCTTAATTTTGCGACCGAGAGGAATAAATCGGGTGGGTCAGTACACTGGCTGCTCGATTTCATGCTTATTCTTCAAAGGCAAAGAGGTGTACCTGCTTTGCTGTTTTTTATCAAAGTTTATGGCGATGAACATTGCCTGATAAGCCAACAACAATAACTTCTTTTAAGTTACCTCTTTCATTTCCTTTTGCATGAGTGAGATACATAGAAATTTGGTCTTTGACATATTCCTTTGTCATAGCCTTGTTATTCTGTATGAGGATAGCAACCTCTGCCCCTTGCTTTGCAGCACTCTTCAATGCATTCTCTACCTTATAGGCACTCGCCGAGTTGATGGTTTTCATATCCATCACGGCGTGCTCTTTGAAGCCATCAGTCTTCTTCGCTCCCGTTATATACGACATTTCGCTCATCAAATATACACGATAACCCTTTTTGGCAAGAACTTCTGCGGCATACATTTCCTTATTGGTATTCGGGTCAGCAATCTTATTATGGTTGTTATGTACCACATAATAACCGCCGCTTTTATCGAAGTAGCTATCTTTATAGTTGCCCGTAGAGACGATGGCTTGAAATTCTGATTCTCTCTTAGCCATCGTCTTAGGGTTACCCGAATAGTTTCGTGTACCTCCGCTTGCCTTACTCATCCTCGTATTCAGTTGGGTCAGAGATACCAGCATCACGGAGAGCTTCCTTGCGTTCCATACAAGTTCCACACTTACCACAATGCTTCTCACCGCCTTTATAGCAGCTCCAAGTTTCAGCGTAGTTAATGCCAAGCTCCTTGCCGTGGCGAGCAACATCTGTCTTCGTAATGTTGGTGTAAGGAGCATCAATGCTGATACCCTCGTAAGTACCATTCTTCATAGCCTCTGACATGGCATCAATAAAGCCCTTGCGGCAGTCTGGATAGATAGCGTGGTCGCCGAAATGGTTAGCAATAAGCACCTTCTTCAATCCATTACTCTCTGCGATACCGCAAGCGATAGAGAGCATAATGCCGTTACGGAAAGGAACTACGGTTGATTTCATGTTCTCATCATCGTAATTGCCTTCTGGGATAGCTTCAGCACCTTCGAGGAGAGAGGATTTGAAATAGTCGTGAATAAAGTTGAGTGGAATAACAATATGCTTGATACCAAGTCGCTCACAATGCAACTTAGCAAAAGGAATCTCCTTCTGATTATGATTAGAGCCATAATCAAAAGAAATAGCGAGAGCAATGTTCTCTTTCTTCTCATGCAGGAGAGTTACCGAGTCCATACCTCCTGATACAATAATCAATGAATCTTTCATAACTAATTAAAATTTAAATATTTATCTTTTATAATCTTGCACGGGCGTACTTCATAAAGCGTACCCACTCGCCGAAATTATGTGCAGCAACCAACTTTGAGCGAAGTTTCTTGCCCTCAGGTGCTTTGGTTTTATCCATAGTTCCGTTCTTGGCATTGAACTTATATATAGAACCGCTCATATTGCCATAAAGCCAAGCTGTAGAATCCACGGAATCAAAGTGATACGTATGCAATCCTCTGATATTTGTATATCCAAGAGCATGTATCTTGCAGCCATATTTATGTGCTGTCTTTACGAACCAAGGAAATAACTTCTCATATTTATTGATAGGTATCTCTTTAGTCACGATACCACCGATAGCCACATAAGGGTAATTCTTGCACATTTCAATAAAATACTCTTTTCCTCGTGACTTATGCCAAACGGGGATAGGCTTACGTCCACTTAATCTTTCGAGCTTTTCACGAAGTCTTTCAACCTCTTTGATACCAACAACAGAATCAATATCAAGCTCAAAGAAGTTCTTTACGTTCCACTTCTTAATGAATGCAGCATATCCTTCTACGTATTTATCGAAGTTAACTACACCTGCTCCCGACATAAATGTGAAAGCACCACTATCTAATAGGAAATTCTGAAAATTGCCTATCAATCGAGGAAACTCTTTATTATTCTGTAGATAATAGTAAGTTTCCAATATATTTAATCCTTCCCAATCGGCATCCTTGCCGTTCTTTACTGGGTGTTCACCTGCTAAAAAAACTTCCATAGCCTTTTCATAAACATAGGGTCTACTTAAAGTCCCTGCTATATATAATCCCATACTAACACTTTTCCAAAACTTACTAAGATTTCCAGTAAGCCACCGCCGCAAGATAGACTTCCATATCTCTATTATTTTATTTCCACACCTTCGTATTCGGAAACGGCAGACTTGATAATCTCCTTAATCTCATCTACCTTATCTTCCAACTCTTGTGGAATATGGACGGAGAGCTTAATATCTTTAACTTTGCTCTCGGTATTTTGGGCATCCTCGAATAGCTCATCAATATCGGTATCATCCTCATCGGTATTGAGAAAAGAGCAATCAACACCCCAATTCTGCAAATCATCGGTTTCCCATTCACCATTGGCAAGCTCATCCCAATCCCAATTACCTGCTTGCACGTTATCCTTGATAGCATACTCCTTGATTTTCTGAATTGGGGTATCGGTCTTCAAGACGAAACAAGGCAGCTTATCGAAGTTCGTATTTCCACCGATGCGTAACTCGTTAGCCACTCTGAGGCGCATATTACCGCAGATGGTGACGTATGTACCATCCTCCAAGCCATAAACCATCAAAGGCTTGTACTCTAAGAGCTCTGGGCTATCGGCGAGTGACTTGACGAGCTTGTCGTGCTCGCTCTCCTTTAAGTAGCGAGGGTTCTTTGGAACGCCATCAATCTGCCCCTCATTATAGAGGAGCTTTGTAATGTCAATCATTTCACGAAAACCCAGCTTTACAAGAAGCTCATCCTTTGCGATGGATGGGTTCTGTGAGATTCTCTTTTCTCTTGCCATAATTTTATTATTTAATAATTATTATTTGCAAAGTTACGGAGATTATTCGGGTTTTAATAGAAAATAATAGGTTGCGTGTAAACAAATAAAAAAGCTACCCATATAATGAGTAGCCTTTGAAGTTATCATAAAATATTATACCTATTATATATAAGAAAAGCAGCTACCTATCACAGGCGGCTGCTTATAGACTAAAAACTAACTATTATTTTCATTTAACCAAATCTTAACTAATACATATAGTTATGACACCTCAGAACCTATATTCCACAATTTCCGTTTTGCTGATGCAAAGATACAAAAGAAAGCGAGATACAGCAAATAAATGCCATATCTCGCATAAACAATCTTACTTTTCCTCAATCTGTTTAGAGACGTTATCTGTTCGGAAATCCTCAATCTGCTTGGAGAAAGGTGTGAGCTTATCAAGCTGCGCCTTAACAGAGAACTCTTCTCCGATAAAGGCAACACCTTCGTGAATCTTCTGCAAGGCGGCAAGCTGCTTCTTAGTAGTGACAACAGGGTTGATGTAGATACAACCTTTATGGGTCTGGGCGAACCGCCGACACTCAGCACCGCCGCCGTAGATAACAAATAGCGGCTCTTTGCCCTCTGCCCAATCGCTTGCGATGGAATACTCAAAGGCGAGGTTATTCAGTCTATCCGAATATCCACGGGTAGCGAAGGCACGCCATCCACGAGGTACGCCAATCATATTGAGGCGATAGAACTTCTGCGCCACGTTGAGGTCAACGAAGATACCGATACCCTTACCTTGCATACAACGGGCAATCCAACGTTTCTTGTAGATAGCCTGCAAGCCGAAAGATACGGGCATTTCATTATATAGGGAGAAGTTCGGCTCAACGATAACGGCAGGGTGATGCTGCAATATCTTCTCAGGGTGCTCGTAGATAGCTGAGAAGCGGTAATCATCGGTATAGAAGTGCAAAGAGCCTTCGCCATTGAGATTGAAGGTTCTCTTCTGTTCGCCGAAGCAGAGGAAGGGTGACTGACACTCCTTGGCTTGCATATCAATATCGAGTATCGGAATCTCTAGGTCATTGTCCGTTGGGAAGAGCTGGTCGGGCATGGTAAGCTCATAATCTGTTCTTTTCATTCTTTGTTACTTTTTAAGAGTTCTACGATTTGGTTATATATAGATAAGGTGTACTTATCCTTTGACTGAATGTATTGCATATACTTTCGTGCTTGATTGATTACGTTTGCTCTGGTACGGCAGAGTAGGCGAGCCGAGCGGTCGGGATGAATGCAATAATCACGGCTTATGAGACAATATAGTCCTCTAAGGGTGTTGAGCTTAACGGTCTTCACCGCAGAGCAAAGTTCCATGAACGTAACCTTGCCTACCTCACATACCGCTTGCATGATGCGGTCGGAGAGTTCATACTGCTGATATTGATTGTATATCATACGCTATTACTTATTATTTGGTTATTAATAGAAAATATAATGCAAAGTTATAAAAATCTATTAAAAAGCGAATAGAAACTATTAATTATTTTAAATTTATTAATAGAAAAGTTGGTTATTTGACAGATTTTTATTAATTTTGCGGTGTGTTTAAGATAGAACACTATCACTTAGCGAGTTTATGGGGAACTTTCTAAAGTGTAAGATTTTGGATTTACGTGAGCCGCAAGGCTACTAAATACGGAGCAGCAGAGAATCCCCATTTCTTTGCTGCTCTTGACTTTTTAAAGCATCTGTAAAATGGAGATACGCAGAAAGATATTGAACAATATGTATTGCAATCCCGAGTTAAGGAAAGCAATTGCATTTTCCCTTTTCATTAAGACAAGGGTCAAGTCTTCTGCCGTGCAAAGATGGAGCATCAATAAGCTTCACGAAATCACGGGAGTAAGTGCCTGTGCTGTCCGTAAGCGTATTGATACCTTGAAGGCTCTGGGCTTGGTTGAGTTCACGGGCAAGAATAATCGTTGCCTCGTCTTCAAGTCTCTAAAAAGTCATACCTCTCACAGGAACGTCCTCGTTCCTAATATCGAGTTTATCTCAAGGAATGATTCTAAAAAGAATGCCTATGCACAGAATGTAAAGTTCATAGAAGATACCTTATCTGCTATGCTTATCATTGATGTACAGAATCGAAAGAATTACGCTAAGCAAATGATTCAGCAGTCTAAGCACCCTAAAGGCTTAAAAGAGTTGAAGGCGGCTAAGAAGGTTTGTAATCGTTTTGGCTACGGCGATAAGTTTAGAGAGATATGTTAAAAAGGAGTGAATTTAAAAGAGGAGAGTTTCTTGTAACGAGTAATGGGAGTATATTTATCCATGATGGCTATATAAATGGTGATGGATATGGGTGTTTGATTGGTATGGATTCCAACGGCGATATTGAAAAGCAAAGTGATTGGGGAAACTTTATGCGCTATCCAATAGACCATATAGCATCAGATAAAGAAATAGACATCCTTATGCGAAAAATAATGGATGCAAAGCATATTACAAATTACTAATTATCATCCTCTAATTTAACAAGTAGAGAGTAAAAAGAAGAGAATATGGACTTAGTAATTACAATATTAGGTTGGATTGCATTAGGATTTATATCTGCTTATTTGTTAGCAATAGCAGGAAAAATAATCTTTGATGCTGCAACCGCTGATTATAAGTTATACAAGCATGTAAGATTGTGTCGCAAAAGATTGCTAAGACAGCGATATGAAGATTACGCTTGGCTGTTACTCCAGTTAGAGAAAGATACGGAAGTTTTCAATCTTACTCATAACACAAGAGATTGGACTTTTGAAGATTGGAGCGAATTTTATCTTAAAAAAGCAAAGGAGGATAAGCAATGAGCAAAGAAAAAGCGATAATTCATATTAATAATGTTTCTAAGATATTAGGAACTAAAAGAATAAAATTAAGTAAAGGCACTACAATTCATATTCAAAACGAGTTAGTCTTGGCACTTAAAGAGTTGGAGGATTGATATGAAAATCTTGAAGCGATTAGTATATGTGTTACTTATGATTCCTATATGTACTATAGTATTCGTAATTGAAAGTCCTTTGTTGCCTTTAATCATACCAGCAATATGGGTAATAACAGGAAGTACTATATTACGAGTGAAAGTAACTAAAGGATGTAAATCATTCTATGTATGCACTATTACTCAGATAGTGTATTATAGTATGGATAAGTATTTAACTAAACTATTAAAGTTATGACAAGAGAAGAATTACAAAATAAACATGGCGATGCTATCTGTGAGTATTGTAACAAGAACATTATCTCAGAATATAACATCGGCATAGGTGGGCTTTGCGAAGGTCAGTATTGTGAGGAAGCACAAGATGGCTACGCAGCAGAAAATAACATAGAGTTGGAGGATTAAGTATGACAGAAGAAATTTATAACAAAGCTACATGCTTACGAAGTATTATTGAAAAAGAAAAGAAAGTTCTCAAGTATTGGGAGGATGCAATAGATGCAACAGAAGAAACCATCACATTGTCTGATGGACTAAGCAATTGGAGAGAAAGAACTTCCATTTTTATGTTTATATCTTTTAAAGAATTGAAAGATATGGCTATTGAGAGACTTACAAAGAGTTTAGAACAACATCAAAAAATGTATAAAGAATTATAATGGAGGACTAAATTATGGACAGAAATCAAGCTAAAGAATTTTATCCTATTCTGCAAGCTTATGCTGAAGGAAAGGTAATTGAGTGTAGGACAAAACCGAGTACCGTAAAAGGTACAGATGTTCCGAATGATTGGACGGAAATGAAAGAAATAGGGTACTGGGATAATATAGAATACCGTATCAAGCCAGAACCAAAGTACCGCCCATTTAAGAACGCAGAAGAGTGCTGGCAGGAAATGAAAAAGCATCAGCCGTTTGGTATTGTTAAAGATAAGTACTTTGCTAATTATCAAACACATCGTGCATTCACATGCTTAATTACTGATGGCTGTGACTTCGGGGGATATGAAGATGAGACATTTGAAAGTTGCTTTAAGAATTTGTTATTTGCCGATGGTACTCCATTTGGCGTGAAAGTGGAGGAATAGTATGGATAAAAACGTTTGTGATAATACATTAGTCTTTGGTAGCTGCTATGCTAGAAGCTGTATTGAAGTACCTTCTTTGAAAGCAGGAAAGGCTAAATGGAAGGCTTTTTATGATAAGTTCCCTTGGCTTAAAGGTCAACCTTTCTATCTTAGACGTTCATGCTTCTGGGATGGAGGTGAAAGAAATTTGAAGGCAATAAAGACTTAAAAAGATATAGTTATGGCATGGTTATGTGTAGATGAAAATGGTGAACATATTTTTTGTGAAGAACCATTAAGAGGACGTACTCAAAAGTACGTTTCCTTCTATAGAGAACAACTAATACGTCAACAATCAAGTAAGTTATGGTATGCAAATGCTGATGATATTGATGACGGAGATTTTATAATATATGCAGAAGAAGGTATTGATTTACCTAAAGGCTCAATCAAGAAGCTCATCGGAAGAGAATTATCTTGGAGCGATGAGCCAGTAGAACTTAAATAAGTATAGTTATGGCAACATATAGAATAGTAGATATGTATCGTAAAAGCAAGGCTGTTAAAGGCATACATTACGATTCTCAGGATAATCCAATCCTTGCTTATCGTGTAGATAAGAGACATTCATTGTTATTTGGACTTATCCATTATTGGGACTATGGCGCATATAACCTTTGCCCAACGTATTTGTTTTCTTCTATCGGTAAAGCAAAAGAAGCTATATTGAAGGTAGATAAAAGTAAAATAATAACAATTTTATATGAATAGCGTATGAAAGCAGAAAATATCAAGTTCAAGGCTAAACGTCTTGACAATAACACTTGGGTAGAAGGTTACTTCTATGCTGAATGCGGTAATACTTATATCATCGAGGATAGGCAGAGTGAATCAATGCTTAATAGAAACGAGGTACATCAGGTTGACCCTTTAACGGTCTGCCAATTCACAGGTCTGAAAGATTGTGAGGGCAATGAGATTTGGGAAGGTGATATTATAAGTAGCCCACACTTTGAAAGGGTAGCCACAGTAAAATGGGATGATTCTTTATGTGGTTTTAAATGTTCAGATGTTACTGGGAATATTAATTTTTGTTTTACAGCTATTGCTCACTGTTCAGAATGGTCTATTGTTGGCAATAAATTCGATAAAAAAAAGTAGCGTATGAGGCTCAAAAAGAAAGAAAAGCTAACGGCATATTGGGATAAGAACGAGAACTGCATTGGTGCTTATCACCCTCTAGGGTTTATGACGCAAACGGATGCTCATTATCTCTTCGATAAGGTCTTCACAAAAGAGTTTATCAAAGAAATGGCTAATAGAGGATATGATGTTACAACGATGAAGTTTGAAATTTCTCCAAAACTGCCGAACTATGAGCGGTTCAATGGCTTATCAAAAAAGTATTGCGGAAAAGAGAAATAGCGTATGAAGAAACAAATAGTCTTAGATGAACAAGATATTAAAGAATTCCACGAGGATGCTGAGCATCTACGTTGGCTGTATAATAGAATGGTGAGTGAGCATGGTGAAAGCGTAAACTTTGATTACATGCACCGCTTTGCCAAGATATTCAATAAATTAAAGCAATTATAGCTTATGAACATAGAAAACATAAAGTTTAAGGCAAAAAGTCTTAATAGTGGGAAATGGATTGAAGGTGATTTGATTCGCCAAAGTAACGGAATCTATATAAGAAGGCATAAAAATCTTTCTGTAATTGTTGATGCTTCTACCGTCTGCCAATTCACAGGGCTAAAAGACTGCAAAGGCAATGAAATTTGGGAGCACGACCTAATACATTTCGTAGGGTATAAGCCTATAGGCGAAGTAATTTGGTCAGAAGAGGACTATGCTTTTATGGCAGCCAGCGAGAATGAACCTCTTTATTTGCTTCCACATGTTCTGGAAATTGGTAAGATAGAAAGAGTTGGAAATAAATTCGATAAAAAGAAGTAGCGTATGGTAAGACAAATAACAATTAGCATAGAAGAGTATAACAAGCTCATTGATATGCACACGAAAAGAGAGGAACTTCCCGAAAAGATAGAAGTAAAGAAGTTCACATCAAGGTGGTGGAAATGGCTCAAAAGAGCATCGTATTCACTCTTTCACTACAACAAAAATGCGGAGCAGCAGAAACTCATTAAGCGTTGTATTAATGAAACTGCAAGTACCATACGAGAGCATCTCATAAATGGTTATTGGAGAGGTGATTTATCTGATTATCTTAAAGATGGCAATTTTGATGTATCATTAAAACATTACAAAGATACTTCCTATTATAATGTTATGCAATGGCTAGATAAAAAGAAGTAGCGTATGAGACTTAAAAAGATAGAAGATATGAAGGGAACAAACGAAGGAATATATAAAATGAAGATAGATGCTTACAATAGCTACTATCAACAAATGAGATTATTAGGCAATGTAAATGAAACTCTTTCTTTTGATGAATGGGAAAAGAAACATTGTAAATGGTTAAAGTAATAGTGTATGGAAAAGAATATGTTTGAAAATATTGTTGATGAAGGCAATATAGTTGTGATAGATAATGATTGGATTGTGTTATGTAAGCGTTGGAAACCATGGTGTCACAATCTCTTCTGCTATCTTTATCTTCACAAGGAAGATAAGAATTTAATGGTAGGCTCTCATTTTACGATGACCGAGGATAAAAAGAAATCTACTCGGTTGGCTACCAACGAGGAGCGTCTTATGCTTTTTGAAGAAATGTTCAAGTATGGAATTACTTTCGATAAGCACGAACATCGTTTGATTGGAATGTTAGTTGGTGTATGAAGATTAAAAAGATATAAGAAATGAAGAAGGAAACTAGACTAAAGGTATATCGTATGTATGATGGTCATTGTGCCTATTGTGGCAGGACTATAGAGTACAAGGATATGCAAGTAGACCATATTGTTCCCAAAAACAGAGGAATGTATTCCAGATGGGATGAGAAACAAGGCAAGTTCGCAGTAACTCAAGGCGAGGATAGCTTAGAGAACTATATGCCTTCTTGCCGTGCTTGTAACTTCCGTAAGAGGGATATGACCTTAGAACAGTTCAGAGCAGAAATAAAGAGGCAGACGGTTGGCTTGCTAAGTGGCGCTGCCAAGTTCCAGGTGAAGATGAGTATTGTCTATGGTCTTATTATTCCTCAGTTCGACAAGAAGGTAGTGTTTTATTTTGAGAAAGTTAAACGTAAAGATTAAGAGATATGAATGAGTTTACAAAGATTTTCGCAAAGACAATAGAAGATGAAGCTATCAAACAGATAGAAACCCTATCTAATAGCGAGGCTTACAATAGTTGTAAAATAAGAATAATGCCAGATTGCCATGCAGGTAAAGGATGCACTATTGGCACGGTAATAGAGCTTGATAACAGAGTAGTTCCTAACACTGTTGGAGTAGATATAGGCTGCGGCATGAAAGTCGTAAGACTTGGTAAAGTTGGTATTGACTTGCAGAAATTTGATGAAGCAGTCAATAAGTTGATTCCGTCTGGTTTTAATGTCAACGAGGGAGAAGTATCAGCCTACATAAACGGATTGGTTGATGGTTGTATGTTTGGCAAATTCCGTGCTTGGGATTGTCTTGACAGCATGGAAATAGTATATCGTTCTGTTGGAAGTCTTGGCGGTGGCAATCACTTTATTGAGTTAGATGCAAATGAAGAAGGAGAGAAGTTTCTTGTGATACATACAGGAAGTAGAAACCTTGGAGTTAGGGTATGCAACTATTACCAAAACCTTGCTTACCAGTATTGCCACAAGAAGGCTGCCGATAAGTCGGAGGTTATTGCCAAGCTAAAAAGCGAAGGCAGAGAAAATGAGATACAGAGTGTTATTAAGTCATTAGGTACTAAAAATATAAGCAAGGAACTTTCTTACTTGGAAGGTGATTTGCTCAATGACTACCTCAATGATATGCGCATAGTTCAAAAATATGCTGAACAAAACAGAATGATTATCGCCAACAGACTTGTAAATGCTTTAGGTGTAGATATTGATGCTAATTCAGATAAGTATTCTTTTACAACCATTCACAACTATATAGATACAGACAAGGGTATATTGCGAAAGGGAGCTATCAGTGCAAAAAAGGATGAGGTAGTCATTATCCCAATGAATATGCGTGATGGTTCTCTTATCTGCAAGGGAAAAGGTAACAAAGATTGGCTATGCTCTGCCCCTCATGGCGCAGGTAGATTAATGTCTCGTACACAGGCGAAGAAAGAGTTATCTATGGATTCTTACAAGAATGAAATGAATGGCATTTATTCCACATCAGTTTGTGAAGAAACCATTGATGAAGCACCTATGGCATACAAGCCAACCGAAGAGATTGTTGAGTTAATAAAACCTACGGTTAATGTGATAGATGTCATTAAACCAATTTACAACTTTAAAGCAAAATTATAATGAGCAAGGAAACATTTGACTTCTCGGAGGCTCTGAGAAGAATGAAGGAAGGAAAGAAAGTGAAACGTAAGATTTTTGCGGACGGCACATACGCATACATTGATAATAATTATCTTGGTACTGAGATGTTGATGTATAATAGCGTAGGAAGAGCAACACCAGTCTTATGGTTGCTTCCTGAGACTATTCTCGCAACAGACTGGGAGGAGGTGTAAGAATGAAGATTAGATTAGCAAAGAAGATAATGAAAGCAGACACTTATGCTGATTATCCAAGTAAGCATCCTTTACCTTACTGGAAAGCGAAGTTTAAGGAAGCTTATAACGAGCATGGTTGTGTTATGTTCTGTGAAGGTTCGAGCAAGTGTAAATATCGCAACAAGTTCGACCATCGTATCAAAAAGGCAATAAGTTTAACAAAATAAGTAGCGTATGAAGAAGATTATATTATTATTTGTATCGGTTATATTCCTGCTCGTTTCTTGCAACGATAACAAAGGAATTAATGTTCCAACATCAGACTCTATTAATGAAATTAAAGTAGAGAAGCTATTTGTTGTGGATGGTATAACCGTATATCGTTTCTATGATGGTGGCAGAGTGGTTTATTTTACCAACAAAAAAGGTGTGGTAAAGGCTCTTCATGACGAATATGACCCTGTAACAAAAACCACAAGAACAAAGGTAGTAGAAACTTTATGTAACGAAGAATAGTTATGGTTAAACCTTACAGAATCAAGCATAAGGCTAGCGGATATTTCTACCAACGTTACAACGGAAGTAACCTTGGTAAGAAAGGCAAGGTGTATATGAATAATCAATCACCACTTACAATGTGTGATAATGAGAACTTTATACGTATTCAGATTCGTCACAACACTTTAGCTTATAAGGCATTGAAAGATATGCTTGCCAAATATATTATAGGTAAAGATGATGAGTGTGAATATCATAGTACATCTTACAGAGTTCCAAAAAGTGAATTTGAAAAAGAAGAATTATAGCGTATGGAAAAGAAAGTATTGACCCTATCCGTCAGCAAGCAGTGGTTCGATATGATTGCTGACGAAAGAAAGGATGAAGAGTATCGGGAGATAAAGCCGTATTGGGCATCCCGACTTGTAAACCAGCAAGCCGAAGGCGGCGAAGTGCTTTTTGATGAGTACGGCGGTTATTGTTGTGTGACAGGTGAGCTGGAATACAAGCCATATACCCACGTCCTCTTCATTAATGGCTACCGCAAGGATAGTCCACGAATCGAAAAGGAGATTGAGAGTATCACCATCGGCAAACCTGAGGAAGGCTTATGCCCCGACAAGTGGCTTGATACCGAGTTTTTTATCATTAAATTTAAGTGATATGAAAGTAAAGAATTTACCAAAGAAGATTTACCTCAACATCTGTAGCAACGAAGATGAGGTAGATTACAATGAATTAGATGGAGTAACATTTAGTACAGAGAAGGTTGGTGTTACTGATTGTGGCACAGAAAACGTTCCTTATGTGAATGCGGCATCATTATGGCACGACCTAAAAGAAGATAAGCCACCATTAAGAAAGTGGGTAATGTTCCGATATAGTGGAGGTGGCGTAAATCCTACGGCTCTTCATTACGGAGCGATGAGTGATGATGTATGGATTGTCACTAGAGGAGACGGAACACAGCGTATCGAAGTTCTGTATGAGTGCTACGATAAGATTGAGTGGCTTGACTTTGATGAACTAAAATAGCGATAGCGTATGACAAACGAGGAATTTTTCAATGCTCATCTAGGTGAGCGAGTTCTTTATAAAGGTAAGGACATTGGGGCATACGTAGCAGGGTATATTGAAGATAAGTATATCATCTTAGGATTTAATGATTATACAGGCTGCATTCTGTACTTCACATCTAAGGTGTATAAAACGCTTGGTGAAACATATAACTCATACCGATTCGCAAAGTTGAAGTATTTGGAAATTGTAAAACATTAACAATATGGGAGAATATAAATATACAAATAAAGAGGAAAGACCCATTCCAAAATATAAGAATGGTGATATTGCTTGGTATATAGATAGTTGGTTTGAACATCCGCAACGCTGTATTATAAAGGGATGCTGCAACGTATCTTGGTTTGAGGGAAATGAGCTTAACCCTTCTGGTTGGTGGATAGATTATAAATACAAACCCGACTATTGTGAACGAACTAAACAGCATACAATTAGAGAGGAATCACTTTTTGATACCGAGCAAGAAGCTTTAATTGCATTGTTCGAGCAGTTTAAAGAAAAAGTAAAACGTAAAGTAGAATTCTTTAATAAAGAGTCAAAAAAGCTTGGTATTAAAGAAGAGTTATTATTACAATAATAAGAAAGGGTAGGGCGAAAACTCTACCCCTTCTTGTTATATAGAACATAATCAATAACCTTTCGATTGGCTTCATCAATCCGTTGTTGGTCTTTTCGCACATATATAGAGGTTATTCTATGGCTATTCTTATGCCCAAGGCAGTCTGCAATAATATCCATACTGATACCAATCTCATAAGCAATAGTAGCAAAGGTATGTCTTGCCCAATAAGTAGTTACTTCTGGTATTCCTATACTTTTGCAGATTTTGCTAAGACATCTATTGTTGGCTTGGTCAAAGCTTAGATACGATGCTTTTCTATCGAATTGCTTTATCAGATGCTCTTTTCCTCTATATCGTTCAATAATCTCCATAGCCTCAGGTTCTACCTTTATATTATATAGCGTTCCTGTTTTTGAGCGGCGATAGGAGATTCTGCCGTTTTCTATTTTTTCTAATTTCGATAGGTCTTTAACATTGATACCCATTAGATAGAAGATAAGAAAGAACATATCACGATGTTTAGAGCGGATAGGTGATAACTTTGCATCATGCAATTTTCTTAACTGTTCAACAGTTAATGAGCGTTTCCTTGTTTCTTCTGATTTAATACTATACATATTAAAAACATATTCTTTAAGGACACCTTTTTTGCGAGCATAGTTTAAGATGGTTCGGACAATCCTTAATCTCATAGCAATGGTGTTTTTGCAATTTTTTATCTTTAGAAAATCAACGAAATTATCCAACCAGTCTATATCTATATCTTCAACCCTTAATGTATCATAATCACAGAAATCTTTTATTCTGTTTTCTGCTGCGATATATATGCGTTTAGTTCCCTCACTTTCTTTCTTGGATAGAAATTCTGCCATCTGTGTTTTGAAAAGATGATTCTCGTAATCGGTTTTATCTTCTTCGTTAGACAGATAAAGTGATAGCTTCTTATTAGAGAAGTAGCGCAGTTTGCCTTCTTCTTGCAACTGCACTATCTTATCATTGAGAAGGGAAATCCTTTTCATAAGCTTCATATTGATAACTCTCTGTTCGGGTATTCCTTTCACCTTCTCATTCTTAGCATCCCATTCATCTTCTTTCAGCTCATAGCCTGTGGGAATATAAATGGCACTATCTTTCCTTGCCACTTTGAACTTCAAAGGGAATCTGCCGCTATTCAATCGCCTCCTTTTATCCAACTTAATTGAAATCTTAATCATAAGTATGTATCTCCTTTATTTGCACGAAATTTGCACGTTTTATTGCAAACAATAGCAAAGTATGCAATATTTTGATAATCATTCATAATGCAAAGATAACTATTTTTTTGCGGATTAATGCCTATTTAATAGTTTTTTTTGCATATTCACCATAAATATTTCAATATTTTTTTTTATTTCAAATAAAAATATTACTTTTGCGGTTGAAATATTAAAATAAAGTGCATTTTGCACCGAAAAGAGAGAAAATTTTAAGCAAT